TCATCCCGTCTTCCTCCTCAAGATGGTCAGCGCTGGCCCGCGAGAGTCAGTAGCTGATACTTTGTTCGCAGCCTCAATCAGATGCTGCAGCTCCGGGGTAGAATAGTGGCTCGTAATGCTGCCGTTCTTATGCCCCAACAACGCTTTACGATCCTCCTCTGTCACGTTCGCAGCACGCAGCCTTCTGCCAAAGGTGTGCTTCAAGTCGTGAATCCTGATCGATCTGAACCCAGGGTGTGCCGGTGAATGGTGGGCCTTCTCCCATTTGTCCGCAGCGCGCACCCTGGCTTTTTTCCAGGCTGTGTCGTTCATTCGATGGATCGCTGTGGCCCCGAATTGGTTCGGTTGCCCGTAAGGGAACACCAGGTCCTTATGCAGCCCGCGTTGCTTATCGATGATGTTCATCGCCACTTTGTTCAGGATCACCAGGCGGTCATCGCCGTTCTTCACTCCCGCTTTTTCACTTCGCCCGCCGAATCCGGCTGGTATCAGGAATACGCTGGTGTTCAGGTCCGGTACCCGTATTTCCCATTCCCACCGCAATTTGCAGACTTCCTGTTCCCGGCAACCGGTGTTCACCTTGTAGAGGGCCATCCTCAACAGATGGTCAGGTAGTTCAGCGAACAGCACCGACTGCTCTTCCCACGAAATCGGATAAGGTTTTCGGCTCGCGCGCTTTTCTTCCAGCATCGATATCATCGGGACACTCTCCAGCCAGGGTCGTTTTTCGGCATCGCGCCACTTGCGGTGACACAGGTTCAAGATCCTGACGACTCTTTGCAGAGCGATGTTGACCGTCCTGTTCGATACCCCCGGTTTCACCTTGCCTTTTGCTGTCTTGGTGGGTTTCTGTCGATCCCGCACGAACGTGGCAAGTGTCCCGTCGTCGATGTGCGTTATCGGCAGGTCACCGATGTACGGGTCTAACTGCTCAAGATGCAAAGCGGATAAAGCAATTGACGCTTGGTCTCTGAACTCCACCAGGAACCGTGTCGCGGCCTCGCGCCAGGTTCGAACCTGACGCACGCCGTACACCTTTTCCTGCCTAAGCTTTTCGAGCCGGTGTATCAGGTACTGCTCCGCTTCTTCCCTTTCGCTTGTTCCAGTGCTTTCTTGAAGTCGCTGACCTCGGACGACTTTGTCGATGTGCCAAATGCCGTTCCTCTCATAGAGGCCTGACATTGTTTTTCGCGCCATTTATTCACTCCTTGGCGCCCACTGCGGGGCGGATTGTTGTCTTCATTGCTCGCTTTTTCAATCGCCATTGACTCGATGTAATCGTCGGCCCACCGGTCCAGTTCATGCCGGTCAAAGGCAACTCCCTGTTTTCCAATAGGGAACTCCCGGACGTGGGGGCGGACAGTTGCTGTGAACTGTGCTCGGCACATTCCGAGATACGCCGGAGCTTTATGTGCCCGGATGAAGCGAGGCATGGTCTCAACGACCGTCGCTGCAGTTGTGTTGGCCATGTGGATACCTCGCCCGCCGACACTGGCAGGCCTTATTAAATGGAGGTAATCGAAGATCGGGGCTTGGTGATGATTTCGGCTATTCGTTCAGGGCGCCACGTTGGCGGCGGCAGCGGCCAGTACATCGAGCAGCAACTCTTGGCGCTTCTGTCCTTCGAGGTGCTGCCGTACTGCCTGGACAAAGATCGTATTCATGCTGACGCAGCCGGCGTCGGCGGCTTCTTCAACCTGCCTGCGCAGGCCATCGGGTAGACGAACAACGAATTTGTCTGCTTCACGGGATGGTGTGGTTTTCATGGCAATGCCTTCTGAAGTACTTCAATGATTTCGCGGATGCCCTGGGCAAAGCTGGCGGGCTTGTTTGCGGTGGAGCGAGTCAGCCTGGAGATGACTTCCTTAATGCCGTGGGTCGTGCTGAGTTGGGTTCCAGCCGATTCCGCGATGTCGATGGCGTGCTGGCGGCCTTGCACCAGCTGATAGCGGTTGATCGGTCCTTGGGTGGCGGGCATCGACACTGCCGCAGTGATAGGGAGAGGTATCGGCTTTGGCGTGGGCGGTACTTGCCTAATGAGCTGTATCCGGCTTGCGGACGCCTCGGGTACTGACGAGCGGGCACGAGCCAGTGCTTGCTGGGCAAGTGGGGTCATATAGGGGTTTCCTTTACGCGAATTACTTCGCCGGTAGTCGGTGAGTTGAATGGAATCGGGGAGGGCGATCTAAGCTGGAAATGCAGCATGGAGGAGGGAATCAACCATGAGCGAAGACAGCGAAATGGAGTTGAAACAAGCCTTAATCACCGTCATCGCGACGGCGGCATGCATGGGTATTGATGTGGACGTGCTATGCCAAGAAGCAAGTGAAGCGTTATCTGACACACGCCAGGCGTATTGGTTAAAACAATTCGTTCCGGGCGCAATAGATCAGATTCGACATTGCACTGCTTACGCCAAAGGCTTTGATCTGGTGGATGGCGATTTGGATTGAGGAACGGGACAAGGGGCAGTTATGCAGCTCGAGCTTGGCGCTTTTCTGCGCGCCACGGATCGTTTGCCCGGGCCAGTGCTGCCATCGGTGGCGGCGAGACACTGTTGCCGCACATGTGCACCTTCTGCGTGATTGTGAACGGAACGCCGTCGGCGCCGTAATCGATGATGTAGTCACGCGGAAAGCCTTGGGCTCGATACAGCTCGGGCGGCTTGATCATCCGAAGGCAGATGTCGACGATCACGTAAGGCGTGCCCTTTACCAGCACTGTTACCAAGCCTATGCGGTCCTTGGTGGTGATGGTAGGCGCTGGCGAGTCGCAGCCGCTGATGTTATCGGTGCCGTAATAGCTGATCAGGAAAGCCGCGACGCGCAGCGCGCCCGCTTCATGCTCTGACGACAAGCGCAGCGAAACCACCGAGCTTTTGCCGCCACCACCTGCTGTGATGGTGGGGGCCGGTTCATCCAGAGCCTGGCCGACGCTGTTGCCGAACTGGCGCTCCATGAATGCCGTGACCAGGCCGTGGTGCTGGCCGCCGGCGCTGATGGTGTGCAGTGGCTCGGCGACGTCTCGGGCATCACAGTTGCCGCGCAGGTGGACCAGTTGAGCCGCCACCAGCTGCTGCTGGCTGCCGGTGCTGGTGACGGTTGTCATCGGCTCGTCTGCGCCCTTGGCGACCGTGGTATTGAAGCCGCCGTTCATCTGCGCGATGAATGCGGTTGCCAAGGCGTATTTCCCGCCAGAGGCCATGATCGTGCCCAGCGGTTTCGCCATGTCAGCCGTGCGCGGGGCACTACCTGGTTTATCGCCATTGCCCAGCTGGACCAGCGCAGCGGCGGCCAGACCTTTGTGGTTCTGCGTGAGGACCGTGCCGATAGGTTGGTCTGCCGGGGAGGGCTTGCCCGAGTATTCAGGACCACCAGTGCCGACCAGAACAGGGCTGATCAGTGTCAGTTCGCCCCGGTTGGCACAAGTGATCGTCGGCAGCGGCTCTAGGGGATCATTGATACGGTCGCTGCCCTGGTGAGTTGCAGGTGCAATGATCGGGCTGACAACCGAGAACGAGCCGCCCTTGGGGTATGACGTGATGGTGCGCAGCGGCTCGTTCGTAGACTGGACGTTCCCGACCGACCAGTTCGCGATCGGCACAATGAACGGGTCGGCGCTGTCGATGACAAACTTCTTCATACCCTTGGCGATGCGCCGCAGGGTGGCGGGGGCCAGGTCCTTCTTGCGGCCGAAGATGCTCCGGCCCAAGTCGCTGAAGTCGATGCATTCGGCAGCAGTGCGGTACTTCTGCTGGCCCTTTACGGGGCTCTTCGCGTGCGTGGGCTCCGGCCATACGATTGGCTGTCCGTCGCAGCGGGCGATCATGAACAGGCGTTCACGGCTGGTGGGTGCGCCAAAATCACAGGCCTTAATGATTCGCCACTCGACCTGATAGCCCATGCCCTCCAGCAGGGCCACGAAGCGGCGCCAGGTAGTGCCCCGGCGTTTTGGGTCGGGTACCAAGAACTGCTGACCGACCGGAACAATCTCGCCCGGCTCTGCAACCACCCTCTGAATGATTTCCTTTTTCTTCGGGCCAATGACCGTCACCAGCTTGATGACGCGGCCGGTGGCCGGGTCACGTTTGGCGATCAATGGACCCCACTGCAGGATCTGCTTCACGTTTTCGAGGCTGATTACCCGGGGCTTTTTCTTGCCTCCCCATTTGAGCCCGATCCATGAAAGGTTGCGGATTTCGCGCTTACGTGGCTGGCCGCCAGCGGCCTGGCTGTGGTGGGTGCAGTCCGGCGACATGTGGAACCATCCCACAGCCCGGCCACCGCATTCCGTATCCGGATCACCCTCGAAAACGTCCGTGGTGAAGTGCTTGGTGCCGGGATGATTGACGGTGTGCATGCTGATCGCCGCCGGGCTGTGGTTCTTGGCCACATCGACCTTGCGGCCCAGACCCATTTCCAGACCGGTACCGGCGCCGCCACCCCCGCAGAAGAAGTCGACAACGATTTCATCGTCTTGAGGGTTGAAGCCGAGTCCGTATTGCGTTTTGAAATCGAAGGGAGGTTTCTGAAATGCGGTCATGGGGCGTCCTCGCCTGGGTGGTGGCGTGATTCGTTGAAGTGGGGGAAGTGCCGTTCGGCGCCGCTCAGCTACAGTTGAACGACTAATAGCGGAGGTGATTATGGAATGCGTGATCTGCAGGATTGATGTTCGACAACAGCTTGAGAATGATGAGAGCGGTTATTCGGCAGTGTGCGGCGATTGCGGGCCATACAAGATTGACCCCGCCGTAATGCGGTTCATTAATCAGGGGCGACAACTGCATGCCGGTCTAACTAAAGCCTGGCTAGCGGAGAGCTACGACGTCCACTCAAACCCGATCCCTATAATCACAATACAAAATGCGAAATGGGCGAGCTGAATTGACGACCCTTTAGTCGCCGCAAAAACAATCTATGGATTCGTCGTGCTCGGCGAACATATCGATCTGGATATCGGAATAGTCGAGCATCTGCTGGTAGCTGGGCCGGTCGAAACGGAACAGTGCGCCTTCACCGGTAGTTCCGTTACTCGACTTGGCGTTTCGTTCCTGTCGAGCCCACCAGTCGCCCTTACGCTCTGGCTGCCCCTGATCACTTGCGATGATCGAATAGACCTGCTTGGCGCCCTTCAGGAAGCACAAGTCGCAGTTGCCTTCTAGCGTCCGGCCGTTGATCGTCGACAGCATCAGGTCAAAAGGCTGTGCCGCCCAGAAGTCAGTGACATCCTGAACGCCGACCCCGGCGTCAGCCAGGGGCACGATCATCGTGGCGTGCTTACTCTCGCTGGTGCTGCCACGATTTTGCGGATCTTGGCAACCCGGCGCGGCTCATCGGCGCGAATGCCAGTCATCATGTCCACCGGCTCATCCTCCGTCGAAAGGCCCAAGCTGCGCAGGTACTTGTGGATGATCCTGATTTTCAGGTCGATGGTGCAAAAGCGGGTGACGGGGTTCGGCAGATAGCTGCGCTTCTTGATCAGGGCTTCGAATGGCTCGCCCTGGCGGCTGGCGCTGGCGAAGTCTACGACCGCAAAACCCGTCTCATCATCTCGAAACTCTAGCCATGTGATCGGCACCCCCCATCGTTCGGCACAGTCCTGCACGAAAGCCAAGGTTGCCGAGTGTTCTTTACCGGTGTTGGCGAACAGCACCAGTAGGTCGCTGTGATCCTCGTTGGCATCCAGCACCTGGCGCAGCATGTAGGCGCTGGTGCGGCCGCCGGAAAAACTCACGACGGTCTTGCCGCGCAGGGCATAGGGGCTCATCGGGCATCCTCGCCATTGGCGTGATTCGGGGTTATGGGCTATTGCTTATGGCCCGGCATGGAGCCGGATCAAGGAGAAAAAATGTCAGTAAAAATTGATCTAAGTGGCCTGAAAAAGCTGACCCAGAACGCAAAGGAGCTTGATGGCACCCATACGGTTAGGCTGGTAGATATGCTTAGTCCGGAATTCGTCTCGTCACACAGCAAATTCGCGGATCTTAATGACCTCTTTGCCGCGTCCGGCTTTAAAATTGATAGCCCTGAGGATTTTGTAGCAATACCAGATGATCAGTGGGACGCATTCATTGCAAAAAGTACTGATTTCGGGAGCTGGCTTGAAATGCAGAAATCCGGCCATCTCCATTATGTGAAGGCGAAACTTCACAAGGGGCTTTAAAGGATCTTTTTCAGCACATAACTTCGTCGCTTGCGTAGCAGCAGGCTTTGGAGTTATAGGCTGTAAAGTAAAAGGCTTAATTTATAGGACTTAATATTCATATGTCTGCAAAGGATTTTCGTGAGAAAGGGTTTCTGTCCGATTATGTTTACGAGTACAGGGATGAGATCAGGGGAAAGTATGCAGGCGAATTTTCTGAATGTGAGGAAATATCCTTCAAGGCCCATCAGCTATTTTTGAAAACAAGTGTTAAGGATACCGATAGGCCCTTGCTCTGCTCATTGCTATTCTTCGATAGAACGATTAGAACAGCACAGGCTGCAATAAGACTTTGTGAGATTGGCTTAGTACAGGAGGCCCAGATCCTCGTTAGGACCTCTTATGAAACTGTACTTCATGCATCAGCCCTACTAAAACAACCTGACATATTTAAAAAAATTGGTGATCTAGAAGTTTTTGAAGATACCAAGCAAGCAAGGGCTATGCTTGACGACATTCCATCAGAAGAGCTAACCGAATTAGATAGGGAAGATCTCGAAGAATTTTTGCATAAAGACGGGAAAAAGAATTTTACAGTGTACAGTTCGGCAGCAATAGCGGGAATGGAAAATCTGTATAGCGTAGTCTATCGAAGCCTTTCGTCATCGGCTGTGCATGCTACATTTCGCTCGTTAGACAGGTCACTTGATGAGGAGGAAAGTGGGCTTACCTTATACGTTGGTCCGACGGAGAATCAGCTTATATTTACGTTGAGTCTTATCGCTCAGTGCCTAAATATTTCCATGCAGGGCTTGAATGATATAAACGAAAAGAGTTCTTGAGAGTATTCGCTGCAGCTGGCTTATGCGCTCCAGCGAGTGCGGTACTGAACAATGTCCCGAACAGTTGTGATGCCGCAGCTGTAGCGTCGGGACAATTCCACATAGCCGCCCAGGCCGGCGTCATAGTCGGCGCGCATGGCGGCTACTTGCGCGTCGGTGAGTTTCGCTTTCTGGTGGCATGCTCCGCAGCGGTGGCCGGTATGGTTTCTGGTGATCATGCTGGCCCCACCTTCAGAACGATGTGGACCGGTCCCTCGCGCATGTTGCCGTCGACCTTGCCGTCGAGTTGCGCGATTTCCTTCTTGGTTAGGTTTTTCCATTTGGCGATAACGAAGTCGCCCTTCAGCACTGGCATCGGGTGCATGGCGCTGCCCGGCCCGTAGCTGTATCCGTTGTCAGCCAGCCACTTCTCGGCCGCGTAAAGCGCCTGGAAGGTGCCGGGCTCGGTGAATGTCTTCGTGAACATCGGTTTCTCCTGCTAATAAATGGGTCACCCATTCGCTTGAATAGGTGACCTATTCGTTACGCCGCGAAGCTACCCAGCGAGAGCTTCGCCGCAGCCCCGATCTTGTCTTCCAGCACCGCCTTGAATTCCTGCGCAATCGACTCACGCTGAACTTCTTCGCCGATCCAGCGCAGTTTGAGGATCGGGTGCGGGCCGCTGGTGATCACGGTCACGCGCAGACGAATTTCCTGCTGGATCAACCCTTCGAACGGGATGACGTTGAACAGCAGTGCCGTGGGCAACGTTTCCTTGCTCTTGGCTTCGATCTGGTCCATTGCGCTGCGGCTGGCGCTGGTATCGCCGACAGTGGTTTCCGACTCACTGGTAGCTTTTACCGTGATGGTGCGGACCGCCGCGATAGCCTTGCTCAGCGGAACCGGATTATCGTCTGCGTCGACCGGCGTCAGGTACTGGTGCCAGTCTTCGATCCAGTCGCTCAGGTCCTTTTGGCTCATCGGGCTACTGGCGATTTCTTGAACCGCCTTGTAACCGGCGGTGGCTTTCAGCTTCAGCACGGCGCGGTCGTCGGCGTGGCCCGGCGTCTCGGCGTCGCCGATGTTGAACAGCACGTTGCAGCTCATGCCGTCTTGATCAATGAAGCCGCGGGCGCCTGCCGCAGCCCGGTCCGCAACGTAGACGCTGTAGTCCGCCAGGGAATGTGTGGAGAACACACCACGGAAGCGGCTACGGCCTTTCTGGAATTTCTCCAGATCCAGCACTTTTGCGCCTTCGGGGATGACGGCGGTCGGTGTGAACGTGTCGAGCGTCTTGCCGGTGGCCAGCAGGGCGTTGTCGTTGATGAGCTGGATTGCTTCTTTCGTGAGGGACATGTGTCAGGTCTCGATGGGGAGGGAGGTTGTTGCGGTGGATCAGGTACGGGGATTGATCGGCGCCTGGTCTCGGGTGAACAACTGATCGTGCTTCTCAGCGAACAGCGTTACCCGGCCGCCGGTGCCGACGTGCATTGGGGTATCCAGGGCGGTGTTCTCGCTGCGGGTACCGCGTTTGGTCGGCACCTTGTAGTCGAGCTTGTGCTTGATCTTCACTTGGCTGGATTCGCCGATCTGGGAGAAGTCCAGAGTGATGACCAGTTTCCCGGCCTTGCCGTGATCAACCACCCCCGCGGCGACTTCGGAAAGGGCATGGCCGATCTGGCTGGCGAACGCGCCGCCGTTCAATTCGTTGAGGAACTCGGTTGTATCGGTAGCAGTGGACATAGGGTTTTCTCCGGCTTGGCCAATAGGCCGCTGGGTGGGAGGTGGAGTTGTGGTTGTCGGCGCCGCTGGGTTGCCTTGGTACTGGGCGATCTGCGCATCAGGACTTGGTTTTGAGGCGCGGGTCTTTGAGTGCGGGCGGTGGAGAGACAGCGCCAGTAATCCGCTTATCACCGGTCACCCCACGGGGTATCTGCTGCACTGAGTGCCCAGTCGCGAAAAAAACGGTGATCTGATCGTTGAGATCGGCAGTGACCTTTGCGCGAGGATCCGCAATTGGGTCGCCGATCATTTCGAGCCACCTGGTACGAATGCGGTAGTTGCAGCCTTCGCCTCCAAGCTCTTGGCCAATTCGACGGCCGCGTTATGCGTGAAGCGAAACCCGCGAGTTTTGCCGCTGATACGATCCACAATGTGGTACGCGCTGGGCCCGACTGTCCGCACCTGGTAGCGTAGCGGCTGAGGTGGTTGCTCCCGACCAATCATTGCAAAAAGCTCGACGGAAGCGGATTTGACTCGGGCGCGCATGGCGTTCAAGCCATCCACGCGCTGTTGTAGTTTTTGGTGCATGGCCTTTCCCTTTTTTAGTTCGCGTTTATTCGTCAGCGCTCTTGATGCCTGCTGCTTGCCGTTGGGCGCAGGGGAGAGTGCTGACGAATAAATGCGGGCAATAAAAAGCCCGGTCGAAACCGGGCTCTGTTTGCTTGTACAAACGCCGCCGTATGTGACAAGCCTGATCCGGCGCGCTGCTGACGAGCACCGGTTATTTGAAGTTCACATGGCTGCAAATCCTCTTTTCATTCGCTCACTGGGTTGGCAGTGGCCACCGGGGTAGGGGAGTGATGCAGGGGGCCGCGGTCGCGGTGTGGACTCTTCCGCATCGGTCAGATGCCAGGCGCGGGTGACCAAACCCAGCCGTGAGACTGGCCTGGCATCTGCCGATGCGGCCTGGGGAACCAGGAATCAGGCTTTGTCGGCTGTGCTGCCGTGGCGCTGGTTGTTCAGTCGCTGCTGCTGGAGCTGGACGAGCTGCTGTCGCTCGATGAACAGCTCGAGCTGTCACTGCTGCTCGAGCTGCTATAACTGTCGCTGCTGCTGTACCCGTGGCATGAAGATCTGGTCGGCTCGTCATAGGAGGTGGTGTTAGCGAACGAATTCAGCGGATTGAGCGGATGAAGCGGGCTGCTGATTCCGCTGTCAGTGTTTCGCCGTTCTGACGTGTCACCCGTTCGTGGCGAGCTGCCTCGGCGAATCGGCGGCGGGGATGGTGGCGGCGGTGGTGGCGGCGGTGGTGCGCTCCGCACTACAGCGGTTGTGCGCGGCACCGGGGCAGCCGCACTGGCCTTCGGCGCCGCCGGTGGGTCTGATTTCTTCACTGCGGGTGGCCTACGGCCGAATAGCCTGGCCAGGAACTTGAACATTCTGTCGCCCTCGGTTGATTTCCCGTCTGACCCTGTCGCCAAGGCAAGTCGGTGAAATCAGATAACCGCGGTCATCGTTTTCGAGCCGTCGCGATGGGTAGTTGTAATCATCATTGGCGCAGCTCGACCAGCGCGTCTGATGTGCGCATTGGCCTCCGCAAAAATTTGGTTCTGCTTGCCATCACCATCAGGCAGAAGAGTGCTGCACAACAGCGCAGAACAATCCTCACCATTAGGGCCTTCACCGTCGTGTGCAATGTCAAAACTCGCGATCATCGCTATGCCGTGCTCTCTGGTGATGGCGATGATTTGCTGCATCAGCGGGCTGATCTGCTCGTCGTAGACCTGTTCTTTGTTCATGTGTTGCCTCTTGATACTGCTGGCTGAGGTTTCACTGCTTCCGTTTGAAGCAGCATCAGTGAATCGCCGAGTTAGGCCGCACATCCCATGGCTTTACCCAGCCCCGCAAGAACAAAACCTGCGCAGTTAAATAAACCAACTACGAAGATGAATATCGCCGCTCCGGTGAGCACTCCAACCCCAGCTGCTTTCGCCATTCCCCAGTGGTTTCCCATATGAATTTCCTTCTTTGATTTCCCAATACACCCGGGCAACCAGGTGCATTGGCGAAACGCTCGGTAAAGCCCCAGGCCCGCTACTGGCGTCGGTCATAGGTTTGAATCAGATGTGGTCGCCTGTTTTTACAGGGGCAGGCTCCCTGTTTCCTCGCTTTCCACAGTCGAGGGAAATCGCTAGGATCTTGGATCCACAGTCGAAAAAAGGAAGTTTTCAATGCCGAAATATTTGGTGCGCGTTGAGCTATTTCACGCGAAGGGTGACGACTACAGCGCCCTGCATGAGGGGATGGCATCTTTAGGGCTTGATCGCACAGCCACTTTTGATGATGGGAAAAAATACAAACTTCCGACAGGGACTTACTTGGGCGAAAACGCATCAAGCCAAGTGCAACTTCGAGACAAGGTTTGCAAGGCTGCAAACCCTCACTCACCCCACAAGGATGCAGCCGTTTTCGTCTGTCAGGCTGATGGCTGGTCCGCATGGCTGTATGCCGATTGAGCTGAGTCGCCTGCGCGACCCTCTCCCTTAGGGATGCAGTCAATCGCGTGATACTTGGCAATCCCCAGCACTCGCTCGAAGGCGGCATCGAAATCGGTGCCGCTTATCTCCGCAACCTCTTGAACTAGATCTTGAATCTGCTTTTCCTGGCTTTCGTTCATTTCCTTTCTCCGGTTTGATTTCCCTGATACCCCTCGCGAGAAGGGCATCGAGGAAATCTGTTGTTGCCCAGGCCCGCTACTGGCGACGGCCTGGGTTTGTTGCGTCAGCGGTGGTGGTGCTTCTGGTGCCTAATCCCCGCTGCTGATGGCAGGTTTCGGTTGTCGTGTGCGGCGGCGGGCTTCCCTGGTCACTCCAGCTTGATCAGCAGCGTTGCCGGTGTGGTCGTCGGGTATCTACAACATGCGGCATACAGCCCTGTGCCTGGGTAGTTCGATTGGCACACCGCATGAGGTCCGGCGCTCCTCTTAGCCGAGGCTCGGAGCGCTAATTCGATTCGTTGTTCTCCCTTCTGCCGCTGGGATTCGCGGGGCACATTGCTTACCGGGTCGTTCTCGCAGTTCTGGCATGTCGCCATCGATCAGCCGTCCAGGGTTCTCCCTGTCGTGGGCAGGCTTTCCTCGTTCGCCTGTCTGATCGCCGGTCGCCGGTAGAGGCAATGCGGTCTGTTGTGTGTTGCCTTGGCTTTTAAAGAGCGTTTCGGTTTCCCGAGGCTGTTGAGTGCCTACCGAGTTCCTGCGTAGTGGCTCGACGGGTACAAATATGAACTATAGGTTCAAATATAGTCAAGTACCAAAAGTACATATTTTGAAAGTGGTACAGAAACATGAAACATGTCGACGGCAGTCGTAGGGGGATTTACCGCGAACCGACGGTTCGTTATGATTTTGCTGTTACTGGATAAATATACAGTTATAGGGGGGTGAAATGACTAAGTCGCAAAAGCAGGCAAAACCAGCAGGGCGTCAGGAGATAAGCGGGGTAGAGAGGCTGGGGTTACGCGTATCGTCGATGATCAATCACCCGATTGCTCAGGAGCGCCGCTGGGCGAGGATTCACCGGCTCGATACCGACGGGGACCGAGAGTGGGATGAGGTGATGGGTGTACTATCTGCAACGGACGGTATTGACCTGATCTTCAACGACGAGGATGAATCAGTGACACTGCGGTGGGAAGCTGATCCTGACGCGGAATGCCCGACAGAAGTAGAGGATGCATTTGAGGCGGAGGAGGTGGCGCCTTTCTGAGCGCCAGAACGCAAAAGCCCGGCAAGGGAGGCCAGGCTTTTAGGTGATGCTTTAGATCAATGGATAAATTTGGCGGCCGTGAACGCTAGGCCTGCCAAAACTCCGGCCACACTGATGAATTTCCAGGTTTGATCATTCATGGATTTTTGCACATCAGTGATGGATTTCTGAAAGGTTACGGCGAGATCTTGAATGTCTTTTCCGGTGGATCGGATGAACCCATTCAGATCATCTTTCGAAGCTAAGCCTGCGAGATCAACTTTGGTCGCCATATTCGCGTCGATACCTTCAAGTCGCATTTCTATGCGCACAAGCTTCTCCCGTATTTCCGGGATTGCGTTCTCGAGAGCCGCTATGCGAGCCTCCATATCGCCACCTCCACCATTTCCGCCAGTATGGTTTCCTCCGCCTCCTTTGTCACCGGCCTTGAGGGTCCATTCGTTTCTAAGCTGATGAACGTTGTCATCCTTACTCATCTGACGGACCCTGGCCTGTTGCTTCTTCGACTTTTTGGTGAGCAAGTTCAAGCGATTTGATAATCTCATCCAGCTTTTTATAAACTGTGTCGCCTTCGACTTGAAGCTCTTCAATACCTGAGTTTCTCAGAGCCGTTGATACACTAATCATGCACGAACCAAGCCCCGCAATGGCGTCATTGTAGGGCTCAAGAATCGTAAGGAAGGTTCGCATTGTCATGAACTTGTCACTGGGATCAACATCCTTGCTCATAACGTCCCTCATTTTAGAAAAAATATGGTGGTCGCAAGAGAGGACAGTTGAGCTACCTCCCTCACAAAATCACGTTCGCGTCATTTGACTTGGCCTACAGCAGATGCGCACTCCATACGAGCAGGATGCGGGCCTGAATGTAGGTTTCTTCCGCCCAAATATCCTCGGGAGGATGCATGCTGTTGTCGGACAGCATCTTGTACTTGCCCTTTCCTTTTCTTTGCAGGCGCTTGATGTACTCAAAGCCCTGATAGGAAAACAGGTAAATTCCGTCGCCGACGAATTCACGAATGCTGATATCCACCAGCAGCGGGTCGCCGTGCTTGATGGTTGGGGTCATCGACTGCCCCCATCCGGTAACCATCTTCAAGTGGTAGTGCTCTTTGAACTCGACGCCCATCGCTCGGAGCTGGGAAGGGCTGATGCGAACGTCTTGTAACATCTCGGGGTAGTCATGCGTTACCTCGCCGCCGCCCATGGCGCCTCGGATGTCGTAGTGAGCGATCCATACCTCATCCCCGACTTTTCCGGGGCGCGAGAAGTCGCCGACGATCATGTTGTTCGCTTTCGCCTCCGCAGCATCTTGGGCAGCCTCGGTAATTTTCACCTTTGCTTCGTCGGAGAGGCCGTTGCCGTACTTGGCAAGCATGGCGCGAACCAGTTCGGCGGCTGATTTTGGCTCTTCAACCCTGAGCTGATCATCGGCACCGATCTCGTCCTTCAACGGGTACTCGGCCGAGCCAAATTGAAGCCACTCAATCTTCACGCTCAGGAAGTCGGCTATAGCCCGCATTTTCGCAGGGCCTGGCATTGACTCGCCATTGAGCCACTTACTGGCCGCCTTCGGTGTCACCTTCGTCACTTCCGCCAGGCGAGCGCCCGCTCCCCATTCATCAACACCCTTGGAACTCAAGGATTGTTTAAGGCGGCGAACGAAAGCGGCGCGAATATCTTCTATGTGAACCATACGTTCACTATCGCATGCGCTTGCATGTACTTTCAGTTCCGACATAATATGTACCGTAAGTTCATATATGACCCGGAGGCCCTATGCGGCCGCTCAAGAAATCGATTGAAGATGCTGGTGGTGTAGCGGCCGTGGCCCTGGCCTGCGGAAAAACTCCGCGAGCCATCTACAAATGGCTTGTAGCTGACGCGCTCCCGCGCACCGAGTACACCGGCGAAACCCAATACGCCCAGAAGATCGCTGAAATGGCCGCCCTAAATGGCAAGCCATTCAAACCCGCCTGGCTGCTTGCCGAAGCGCACCCTAAGAAAACAGCCGCCTAACCCATTCATCAGCCACAAGGAGCATCACCCATGAGCAAAGAGCCACCAACCGTCTACAAGCACGAAAACGAAACCAAGGTCCGTCTCGATGATGACTACGAAGCTGCCCTGGTTGGCTTGGCGAAAGTCCACCGCACTCGTAAAGCAGTGCTGGCCCGCGAAGCACTTGAATCGTGGATCGACGGCATGAGGGAAGAGCTTAAGCGAAATACCCATGTGGCCTGAAGGCCCTCTTGAGTCCCTCCGGAGGGCCTATGCCTACCAGCGAAAGAGAAATGACCGTTGGCGAACTGGTCGATGGTGATGATCTGGAATTTTTGAAGGTGCTGGCAGCAGAGCGGGGCGTAACTGTTCCAGAGCTGATCAAGGAAGGGATTCAGCATGTCATTGCAAAGAGAACACGGCCTAAGCCGATGAAGGGAGCGCTCCAAGCATTTCGTCGAAGTTGAGTCGTAACCCAATCGTTACAGGAGATAGAAATGGCAACACTACTGATCCCCAGCCAGCATCTGCAGTTACAAACAAAAATTCGTGAAATCGCCATAGAGGCCATTGGGCGGACAGTACGTGGCAATCCTTCTGACGCGGCTGCTCAGCTATTGAAAGGTATCGCGATCCTGGACGGGGTCAGCGCGCCATTTCTGATCTGGCCCCAAACCCTTTCTCCTGATGAGCAGATCCAATTTCTTGAATTGGAACTGAAAAAAACGCGCGACGGGGAGCGGTTCATTACGGATAAGAGCGCGGATGCAGAAGACGCTGGCTGTGAATTGGCCCCAAAGCTAGACCCGCTCAAAACGAAGGCCGCTGTGGTCGAACCGAAACTTCCTGATCAGGCTCTCCCCAGTCCTGTAGACGCCGTCAGATCACCGAGACCAGCAGAGATTGAAACCCTCCAGGCGCTGCTTTCTGAATCGTTGATTGAGGTGTGGGAGCAAGTCCCGGAAAAACTGACGGCCACGGCAGCTGCATTTGGGATGGCCGTCAGGGTTGCTTTTGACGAACTCTACGGCCCTGTTACGGCAGTTTCTCCACCAATTTTTTCAGGTTGATTTTTTCTGGCTTTTTCTTGGAGGTATCTGATGGCGCGGGCGATTTCGGCAACTTGTAGTGCTGGTGAAGTTGAGCCTCAACATCACCCAAAAGAGCGTTATCGAGAGTCAGGCGATCTTTTTGGAGTTTAAGCAGTTCCGGCGGGAAATAACCGCCCGCAATAAGTGCGTTAAGTGTTTCCCGAGCGTACTCGGCAGATTTATCAGTCATGTCCGGCCCCCAAGGCCTTCGTTTGTGGAAATTCGAAACTACCACGGATGCGCCGGACGCCCATAACGCCTGAATCGCAGGCATAAAAAAACCGGGATTGCGGCCCGGCTTCTTCAACAACACTTGTGAGGTCGATTATGCACACGATACCCACCCCGATCAATAGCAAGTCTGATTCGCCCGCGTCGCCTTACTCGCGAACCTCGGCGTGCCAGGTCATGTCGTCACGTGAAATTGGCGACCTGACCGGCAGCAGCCACGACAACGTACTCAAGACCATCAGATCACTGATCCAAAAGGGGGTCGTTTCTTCGAACGAGACCCCCTATGTGCATCCGCAAAACGGTCAGACCTACTCAGAATTCCTGCTCTCGTACCGCGACACTATGGTTGTGGTCTCCGGGTACAGCGTTGAGTTACGGGCCAAGATCATTGATCGCTGGCAGGAGCTGGAGGCCAGGGTGATAGGGCAGTTGCAAATACCAACCAGCTTTGCGGAAGCATTGCGCCTTGCGGCCGACCAGGCAGAACAGAATCAGCAACTGCGGCAGGTTGTTCAACAGCAGGCACCAAAGGTTGCGGCGATACAGCGTCTGGCTGCTGCTGGCGGTGCGATCTGCATCAGCGATGCGGCCAAACAACTGCAGGTCAAGCCCGCTCAGTTGTTCACCTGGCTACAGCAAAACAAGTGGATTTTTCACCGTGGCGGCTCCACTCGCTGGATCGCCTTTCAGCCTCGCATCAACGCCGGCCTGATGGTTCACAAGGTGACGGCTCTCAAGCCGGACGAAGAGACCGGCGCCGATCGCGCTGCGTTTCAGCCTCTCATCACCCCAAAGGGGCTGGCCCTACTGGCCGAGAAGAATTTGGCCGCCCTGGTCAAGAAGGTCTGACATGCAATTCACCGTCACTATTAATCAGGCGAAGGCGTTGGAGTGGGGCTTGAACTCACAACAAGCGTTGCTGTTCGCCTTCGTTTACGAATGCCCAAGTTGGGCCAATCCGATAAAGACGGAAACGGGTATCTACTTCGCGCTGAGCAAGGCCAAGATCGTTGAAGAAGTGCCCTTGCTCACCGACAAACCAGACACCGCCTACCGCCTTTTGAAAGCTCTCAGCGATGCCGGCCTTATTGAGCTTTCCAGTACCTCGAGCATCACTCTGGTCCGTCTCACCGAGAAGGCTAAAGAGTGGAATCGCAAGCTGGATGGGTCGGAAAAATATCCGACCTCAGATACGGGTAGTGGTCGGAAAAAAATCCGATCTACCTCGGAAAAATCTCCGAGCAAGGTCGGAAAAAAATCCGATTCAGGGTCGGAAAAATCTCCGACAAATCAGGGTACCAATAATCAGGGTACCAATCAGGTAACCAGTAATCAGGGTTTGCAGGACGGCGCGGACGAGCCGCCCCAGCCTGGAGGATTGGTGTTGGTTGTGGATCGCGCTGAGGCACCACGGGTTGAGATTCCTGCGGATATGCCAGGCCCCAAGGACCAGACCTGCAAAACTTTCAAGGTCTGGGCGAACTACGCAATGGCGTACCGCAAGTTCTACAAAACCTGGCCGGTATGGAACGCCAAGGTCGGCGGCCAATTGGGCCAGCTTGTTGATCGCCTCGGCGCCGACGTCGCCCACCATGTGGCCGCCCACTACCTGAAAAACAGCGATGCAGGCGTTGTGCGCAAGTGCCACAGCATCAACGAGTTGCTGGCCAACGCCGAGAGCTACCACACCCAGTGGGCTACCAACCGCCAGATGAACGGCGCCACTGCTCGCCAGATGGAGAATACCCAGGCCAACGCCAACACCGCGGAAGCGGCCAAGGCGATGGTTCTTGAGGAGGGGCGGCAGAATGCTTTCCTCCGCCGATAAGCTCGACCTGATCGATGCTCTGTGCGTCACCGCCGAGGCGATGGGCACCACGCTCACACCGAACGCTGCCAAGACCATGGCCGACGACCTGGAACTGTTCAGTGTCAGCGATCTGGTCATCGCGCTGCAGTCCTGCCGCCGCGAACTGACGGGTCGCCTGACGCTGGCCGCAATCCTGCAGCGCGCGCAAGCCGCTGATGGTCGTCCGGGCAAGGATGAGGCGTGGGCTATCGCTTTAACCTCAAGCGATGAATCAGACACCGTTGTGATGACCGATGAGATTCAGGTTGCTCTTGGCGCCGCGCGTCCGGTGTTGAACCTTGGCGACAAGGTTGGGGCCCGCATGGCCTTCATCGGCGCCTATGAGCGGCTTATCCAAGCAGCTCGTAACGAAGCTATTCCGGTCAACTGGCATGTCTCTATCGGATTCGATGCCGGTCGCCGCATCGAGGCAATCAATGCGGCTGTGCAGATGAAGCGGATCCCTCAGGAGCGCGGGAAGTTATATCTGACTGATCTGAACATTGTTCCTGTCACCCAGGACGGCTTGGCAATTGCCGGACTTCTCAGCGGCAAGGCAGCCATGCCATCACCAGACGTCCGTGAAAAGCTCAAGACGATCAGCGACAGCCTGAAGGTCAAGGCTCGTCAAAAAGAAGCCGTGCGTGCGCACCAATCCCGGCAGGTTCGAAAAGACTTGAACGACCGTATTAATCGCCAGCTCGAACTGGCCGCTGCCGCGCAGAAGAGGGCTTCTTGATGGCTATTACCGAATCTCGCCTGCAACAGCTATTGGCTGGACAGTCATCAATTGCCCGAAAGGTATTCGTGCATGTGCCCATTCAAGAATGCTGGAGCGCTCACGATGTCCACGGAGCTGCCTTGGCTGCCAATGCCACCACCGTGTCAGCGCACGCGATCCGCCGAGCGCTTTGCGAGCTGAAGGATGCCGGGATCATCCGTGAGCCGATAGGCGGGAAGTTCCAGCGCGATGCAATCACCATAAAACTAAAGAGCCAGCAGCCCATGACGAAAGCAGTCACCGAAACAGTTGTCTCGATCAAGAAGCTGGAGGTCCAGGCGCTGGACGCACTGGCAGGGCTTTCTGCCGAAGTTATCGACTTGTCCAACGAAGTGGCTTCGCGGCTGAAAGCGCTTGCCTGTCGCATTGAGGAGGTTGCGCTCGGCGTTGAGGCTGAGCGTGAGGGTAATGCCCAGGCTTCAGCCAAATTGAAGCAGCTGCAAAGCCTGCTCAAGGATATCGGAGGTGCCGCGTAATGTTTGTGCCACATGACTCGATGCTGCTCTGTCCCCAGTTGAGCGATTACCGGTTTGCGGTGTACTCCCGAGGACATCTGATGGACCTGACAACGACGCCGCAACAGCCGGTGGCGCTCTTTAGCAACGAGCGAATTGCCTGCTCCTACGGCGCACGTATGTGGCCAACCACGTTCACCGTCGTTGACCTGGGCGAGGTCCGCCACGCATGACCAGTAAACTATCCCGGGTATTGGTTGGTAACCGCGCAGCTCGCCCCAAGCCCTCCCGTGCCAAGCCGGTGGACCGTGAAGGCCTGGAGCAGGCTGCACTGATCAGCGAAATAGCATTCCGTTACCCGGTCGCTGCCAAATTGCTTTACCACGTCCCGAACGGCGGAAAGCGGCATGTGGTAGTCGCCAAGAAGCTCAAGGCTCAGGGCGTAAAGGCGGGCGTGCCTGATCTGGTGTTGCCTATGGCCAGGGGTGGGCATTTCGGGCTGTACATCGAATTCAAGGCCAAGCCGCCATTCGACGCCGATGTGTCGGCCAGCCAGCACGCCTACATGCACCTTCTGATTGAGCAGGGCTATCTCGCCACCGTTTGCCGTGGATCCTTCGACGCTATGGAGGCGCTGCGGGCATACCTGCGACTGCCCCAGACGGTGGCCGCGTGAGTAAGACTCGAGCGGTAAAGTTCACCGATGCCGAGATTCGACGCCAGGCCGCAGATCCTGCCGTGCATGACCTGCGCGACCCTCGCCACCCTGGCCTGTATCTGCGCTTTAGCCAAGCTCGGCCTCGCGGGTCGTGGTATCTGGTGAAGGGCAAGGCCTGGACCCAGATCGCGCGGTTTCCCGAGTTGGGTGCGTCTACCGTGTTGGCGGAACTGCCTGCCCTGCGTCAGCGCCTATTGCGTGACCCCAGCGCAATCGTCGCTCTGGGCGGCCTGGCCACGGTAGGTCAATTGTTGGACTGGTATGGCGACCGTATGGCGCGTGATCGGTCTCTGTCTGCCAAGCGCAAGAGCGGTGCAAAGTCGGCCATCGCCTGTCACCTCAAGCCACGGCTGGCCGAGCTGCCAATCCGTGACGTTTCGGCGCCGGAACTGGACAAGCTGCTGATGTGGCCAGCCCAGGAGATTTTGTCGCTGTCCTACGTGCGGCAGTTGTTCGGCCTGTTGGTCGTCGCGTTCCGCCAGGCTCACAAGCTGGGGCTTATCGACGGCAACCCTATGGCAGGGTTGAAATTCGTGGACTTCACGAAAGCCAAAATCATGCCCAAGGCAGCCCGGCTTCGCGGTGTGCACCTGGTCAATCTTGTGCCCATGCTGGCCGGGCTGTTCGAAACCGCGCCGGCTGAAGCCATGTTGGCCCTGATGATGCTGTGTCACGGCACCCGGGTGGGGGAGACCCGCCTATCCCGGTGGCCGGACATTACCTTGGCAGATGCTGAGTGGTTCATCCCTGCCGAGAACACCAAGACCCGGACCGAACACCGCCTGCCATTGACTGCCCAGGTGCAGGCCCTGCTGCGCCGGTACCGAGCCATTCAGGTTGCCCAGGGTTATGAGGGCACCTACCTGTTCCCGTCACGCCGGGGACGGGCATTGACCGAGGGTCAGGCTAGTGCCGTGTTTACGCGGATGGGGAAGGGGGAATGGACCAGCCACGACCTGCGCAAAGTCGCCCGTACCGCTTGGACTGACCTGGGCATCGATGGGCACATCGGCGAGATGCTGCTGAACCATTCGCTGGGCAAGATCGCATCGACGTACATCAATACCCAGGCTCGGGCACAGCGCCTGATCGCCTTAGAAAAGTGGCATCACCTGTTAGATGCGCGTGGCTTTAAGAAGATTCACAACCTGACAGACGCCCAATACGAAGAATCGGATAAACCAGCGCAGCCCGCTAAAGACGTGGCCTGCGAGGTAATTTCTAACATTGTTAATGGCGAGGTTTAAAAACGTGAAAAAGAGCCACGGACCCGCCTTCAGGAAGCAACTGATCGAGCTGTCCGCCTGCCCAACCTGCCGGGGCAGCGGTTTCACGAAGGGGCTTTTTCATCAGCTGGAGTGCAGCCACTGCCATGCATCCGGCTGGGTAGCCGCCGAGTCAGGTGAGCCGCTTTCGCTGCCTGACCTGGTGCTGCAACTCGGGCTCAGATTGAAAGCAGCAGACCAGATGATTGCGTCTCTCCGGCGCCCAGCGGGTGGTGCGGACCAGCAATACATGCAGAACAACCGTCGCGGTGCCGGCGGATCGAACCACACCGGCGATTGACCGGTAAGAAATCTTGATCGGGGAGAGCAGCACATGAAGTTGATAGGGGCTCGTCAGGCCTGGACCGACTCGCAGCATGAGTCAGGAACCTCAATCTCGGCTGTAGCCATTGAGACCGCGAAAAACGGCATTAAAAAAAGCAAAACCCGAATCCAAAAGCGCGATGCCTTTTTCCCAGCCATGGGTACCGAAGAAAATGAGAGGGAAGGTCGCTTTCCAGTTTTGGGTCAACGCATCAGCATCAGCGAGACTCGCCAGAGTGCCGCCGGGCGATCCACTGACCGTGCTGCGCATCTGGCGATGATGGGAAAGTTTCAGCGTGCGATCGCCACGCTACCTTTCCAGGTTCAGCAGTTCGGGCACTTCATGTACTCACCCATCCCGAACATGCGCTACGTGCTGAATGCTGTGCTGCTGATATTCACCAAGGCCGAACTGTCTGAGCTGACACCACTGAAGCGTGCGCGGGCCTTTTACCTGGTGACTGCCGCTTTGCAATCCTTCAAAGCCGAGGTCACTGGTGCTTGTGAATGGGGGCCGGCGCGGGTCGCGGCGGAGGTCGAAGAGTTTTATGGGGTGGTGATCGACGTCAACAACTGGAATAGGGATTGGCGTACCACCTGGAATTTGCTGAAAGCCACCATTAAGGAAGTCGATATCGATGCGCAATCACCACTTTGGCAGGTGATTCACTCGGAAAAATCGGAAGGGGCAGCATAAAATCTTGCATTGAATGGAAAACCACGTTACATTTTCCATAGTGCACAAGTTACAACCGATGCACACAAGCATTTAAACCCGGCCAGCGCGCCGGGTTTTTTATTCTCGGCAGTCATGGCACAGTCATCCTAATTTCAAGGGAGTGATGTGTATGGAAATGTGGGAGCTGGCTAAGCGAATTCTGGCTTCGGCCAACGAGGGGCAATCGTTTACTCCATCCCTTGCGGGATCTGCATACCGCAGAGTGCTCGAAAGTTCTGGACAGACAGACCTTCCGCCATTGGAAGACTTTCATAACTGGGCGGAGACGCTGGCAGCACAAATGCAGTTCGTTGGTCTGCTTGAGAAAGCTTCAACGCCAATTCGTGGCAGTAGAATCCTAGGAGTTGTTCGTAGAACCGAGTTCGGTGATGAGCTTTACGATGCTCTGCAAGGTCAAAACGTGGTCTTACTCTTCCAGTCAATGCAGGCGACGATTGATGCTGGAGAAATACGTAGAATTTTGCATCAGCTAGAAGCTTGAGTTCTCGTACTTGTTAAACCCGGCCTGGCGCCGGGTTTTTTATTGCCCAAATGCAGGTAATCGCGCAGGCAGCTGCGCTAAGTCGGTAGTGGCATCGCCTATATCCCGTGCGGACCCTGGGCGTTTACGCGATGAGAAGGCGGGGTACGTGACCCAGCGAGCCGCCTCACCAGAGCTGGATATTTGCACCAGCCACCTGCGCCCATTCCAAGGCTCGCCACATCGGCGGGCCTTTTTCATTTCTGCTCCCTGAGAGGGAGGACTTTGGATGCCGCACATGCCTGAAAAAGATCCGTCCTTTTGGGCATTTGTCCTGAGTGCTCTCCGGGATAACGGCCTGGCCATGGCACTGACTGTGGCGTTGACCTGGCTGCGCATTCAGTACGATGGCAAGAGGCCCAGCCCGATCCGCCAGCTCATCGAAGCAGCACTTGGCGCGTTGATCGTCATGGTTGTCGGACTGACCGTCAAAGAGCTTGGGCTCAGCATCGGCTGGTCGTTCTTCGCATCAGGTTTCATCGGCGTCCTGGGCGTGGATTACGCCCGCCAATTTGGTCAGCGCTGGGCCGAGCGCAAGGCAGATTCCCTATGAAGTTGATCGACGACGTGGGTCAGTGCCACCGACTCTGGTCTGTTCGCCTGGCACTGGCCGGCGCGGTATTGAACGCCGGTGCAATCGGTTGGACGGTGTTCCAAGGCGCCGTGAATCCGATGCTGTACGCCTCGATCAATATGGCGTTGGGCATTGGTGTAGCCGTCGTTCGCGTTCTGTCGCAAACCCCGCCCGATGGTGGACCGCAATGAATCTCCTGAAAACATTCCTCGCATGGATTGCGAACACCTTCACCCGCACTCCTATAGAGGAAACGAAAATGCCTGATGACCTGATTCAGTCCGGTGTTGTAGCCGATACCGCCCTGATTGCTGCCGACGTGCCAGCAATTCCTGCGGCCCCGATCCTGCCAACCCCTGCTGCCGCCGATACTCCAGCTGTGGCCGCAGCTCCGGCTGTTGTTGCAACGCCTGCTGCAGCCGTTGCGCCGGTTAACACCGACATCTTGAAAGCTCTGCTCCTGACGTTGGGTCATGACATTGAAGCCGAATGGGACCACTTGGTTGCTCTCGCCAAGAAAACCCTATGAAGGAGGCTCATGATATGGCCAAGACCGAAACAGCAGCCCCAACCGACAGCTCATCTTGCGGGCTGATTGCTGGCTCATCCATAGCGGGGCCGGACGTGGTCGAATCTACCCTGTCCGAAGTACTGGTTTCGCGTTTGGCCTCGTGTTCAGTCGCGCACTTGCAGTCTGAGGCAACAGCCTGCGCCGAGGCAGTCAAGGCAGCTTTTGAAACGCTGCGCGCAAAGCCTGCAGAAGCGGAGTAACAAATGGCGAGCCCAATCGATCTTTCAGTGCGTTCCAACGTCAAAGAGTTGTCCAAGAAGTTATCCGCTCTGGCTTACAAACAGATTGGGTTCGCCACGGCTCAGGCTTTGACGGCCATCGCCAAACAGGTGCAGGCCGATGAAACCCGCAACATCGCTCACACGTTCAAGAAGCCTAAACCGTTCACTCAGAATTCAGTGGGTGTAAGGGGCGCTCGCAAAGACAACCTGGTAGCGACGGTGTTTGTTCGTCCGATCGCTGCCAAATACCTCGCGCCTTATGAAGACGGCGGTGTGCATTTCCTGTCTGGTCGTGCGCTGTTGAACCCCAAGAACCTGAAACTGAATGCTTACGGGCAGTTGCCTCGTGGTGTGCTGGCTCGACTCAAAGCGCGCAAAGACATTTTCATTGGGCCGGTGAAAACCAAAGCCGGCTCAGTCAATGGCGTTTGGCAGCGCATACCGCCAAAGGATGGCAAGGCTGCAAGAAGAGGGCGTGCAGCAGTCGCGGCACAGCCTGGGCACCTGAAGTTGTTGATTCGTTTCGGTGATGCGATCCAGGTGAACAAGCGGCTCAACTACCGCAGTCGGGCGATGGCGGTGGTTGAGCGTGGGTTCGCAGCCGCGTTCCGTGAGTCGTTAGGCAGGGCGCTGGAAACTGCCAAATAGAACGGATGAATTCCACTATTTGCCAATGATCGGTCTGTACTGTCCGACCCAAAGCGGTCTTTAGAATACATCTGACTTCTAAACGGGGTCTGCGTTTTTACATGGTCTGGGCCTATTGCTGCCGGCCGCAAACTGACTTGGGCGACCCTAAACAGGACTATAGGGAGAGGCTGAAAAAACCCATTTTTTCACCAGAATTGCGTACAGAACCTAAAGATTAAAAAATTGGTTTCTGCCCCGTTTTTTTGCTATGTAGAGAGCTTTATCGGCTCGGGCTAGTAGTACGTTATACGGGTGCAGTGGACCAAATGTATGTACTGAAAAACCAACGCTTATAGTTAAGTATCCCGTGCTGGAAGCTGCGTGCGGTATTCTCAAGTTACGTACTAGTTGGCATAAGTTTTCGACGTGCCGAGCTGATTGGTCTTTCGTCATGCCGCTGGAAAGAATTACAAACTCTTCACCCCCATACCTGGCTGCAAAATCAGAGCCTCGCTGGAAAGACTTATTCAAACTATCAGCAACACGTATTAATGCTTCGTCGCCAGCTTGATGTCCATAAATATCATTGAATGACTTGAAGTTATCAACATCAATCATGGCAAGAGTCAATGAGTCGCTGTTGCGGCATGCAATTTTACATTGAATTTCGAACTGTGTATCAAAAAAGCGACGATTGTAAATTCTTGTCAGTCCATCTTTTATGGATAGTTGTTCGAAGTGTACTTTCATTTCCTCTAGGGATTGATGCTCATCGCGAAGTTGCTGTTGTATTAGCATGCGAGATGTTACATCTTTTTGTATGCCTAAAAAATTGGTTACAGCTCCATTTTCATCATGAATTGGAGATATGCTTAGCTCATTCCAAAACATCGTTCCATCCTTGCGATAGTTTCGCAAGGTTACGAGGCAATACTCACCTTTTTTTATGGCGTTGTGAACAATTTCAAGTTCAGGCTGTTCTTGATCGTTTTTTTGTAGGTATCGACAATTAATGTTAGTGCTTTCTTCAAACGAGTAACCGGTCATGCGCTCAAAAGCAGGATTTACAAATATCAGCGGATTGTCGTCAATACAATTATCGGAGATGGTGATGCCATCTCGCGAATCCATAACTGCCTGTTTGAGAATTTCAATCTTCATACAAATTCCGTTAGTAGGATTGAATTGAGGAGCGCTGCTTTGAAACGGTATGATCTCTAGGTAGTGCATTTAATTAATTTGCTTAATGTATAAGTGTAGTCGTTGAGAGAATAAAATGTTTTTTTATGCTTTCGATAGCCGTTGCGATTAATTCCAGTCAAAAGCTCCGCAGAAATAGCCTTGGCTGCCTGATTGCGTCAGAAATCACCGGCATTAGGGCACAAGTATTAAAGGCTTAACTGGCCACTTTTTTTTCGCGCGACCGCTTGGTGACCGGCAGCTTTTGGCCGATTTCTGTCAGTCGTGTCTAGCGTGCTTATTGAATCAAATGTAAAGGCTGGTCTCAGCCTATCCGCCAGGTGACCTTCTTGGGGGCAACCGTGCAGCCTCGCTACCAGAAGGCCATGGGTCCCTCCGCGCCCTTCTGGCACCGAGGGCATTGCGCGCCGTGCTGCTTCACTAGCTAAAAAAAATTGAAATTTGGGTAACGGGGGTAACGAATGACGATCGTCTCCCAAGCCGAATACGCTCGCCTGCGCGGCGTCAGCAAAAAGACCGTGACCCAATGGAAACGGGATGGAAAGCTGGTTTTGGGTGATGGCGGCGTCGATGTCGAGGCGTCCGATGCGTACCTGAAAAAGTACCGCGCAGCCGGTTTAAAAGGTAACGATCAGGGTAACGGGGGTAACGCGTTACCTGCAGCGCTCGAATTGGAAACGCTCGAGCAAACGGCGTTCCGAATCCTTGCGACCCAGGGCGCTGATATGTCGCTCGAGGAAGCGAAGCGCGTAAAAGAAAACTACCTGGCCCTGCTTAACCAGCTTGAGTACGACCAAAAATCAGGGGCTGTTGTGCTGGTCGCCGACGTTGCTGCTGCCGTGGGGCTTGAGTATTCAAAGGTACGCACGCGGCTTCTCGCCATACCTGCCGAGCAGGCGCCGCGTATCCATCGCCTGAAAACTGTGACCGAGGTCCAAGACGTCCTTCAGGAACTAATCACCGAGGCCCTTGAGGAAATGATCAGCGATGGAGGCGACTAGCAGATATGCCAGCGGCCTGGAATCGCTTGCCCTCCAACTACGTCTTGCCCGACTGAAAAACCTGCAGCCTCCACCCAAACTGACCTTGAGTCAGTGGGCTGAGCGCTACGCTGTGCTGTCGAAAGAAACGAGCGCCCAGACGGGTCGCTTCCGTGCTTTCGCGTACCAGAACGGCATGATGGATGCCATTTCTGACCCGGCTGTGCACACCGTCACGGTGAAAAAGTCGGCCCGGGTGGGTTACACCAAAATCCTCGATCACGTGGTCGGCTATTACATTCACCAGGACCCGTCTCCAATCCTGATGGTGCAGCCTCGGGTCGAGGACGCCGAGGACTACAGCAAGACCGAAATCGCTCCTATGCTGCGCGATACGCGAGTGCTGAGAGAACTGACCGGCGACAGCAAGGCCAAGGATAGTAATCAGACGATCCTGAAAAAGACCTTTCTCAACGGGGCGAGCCTGTCTCTGGTGGGCGCGAACTCGCCTGGTGGCTTTCGTCGGATCACGTCGCGAATCATCCTGTTCGATGAAGTGAACGGTTATCCCGTTGGCGGTGCGGGCTCCGAAGGCGATCAGATAGCCCTTGGCAAGAAACGTGGCGAAACGTTCTGGAACCGCAAAGTCGTTCTGGGCAGTACCCCGACAGTTAAGGGTGCAAGCCGTATTGACCGCAGCTGGGAGGAGAGCGATCAACGCCGGTATCACGTGCCATGCCCTCACTGTGGTGAAAAGCAGGTACTTGAATGGGGCGGCCCAGATACTCCCTACGGTTTTAAGTGGGACACCGACGAGGCCGGTGTAGGCCTTCCCGAAACCGTCTTCTATGTGTGCAGGGCAAACGGCTGCGTTATTCACGATATCGACAAGCCCGACATGGTGGCTGCGGGCGAGTGGATCGCTGGCAAGCCATTCGCAGGGCATGCAGGCTTCCATATTTGGGCAGCCTACAGCCTGTTCCCGAATGCCTCCTGGGTGAACCTGGTCACCGAATGGCTGCGGGTAAAGGATGACCCGCTTTCGCGGCAAACCTTCATCAACCTGGTGCAGGGCGAGGACTACGAGGACCGTGGCGAGAATGCTCTTGCTGAGTCTCGATTGGTTGCCCGCTGTGAGGTATGGGGGGCGGAAGTACCGGATGGCGTGGCTGTGATAACCGTTGGCGTCGATACCCAGGGCGATCGCTTCGAATGTGAAGTGGTTGGTTGGGGCATGAACGAGGAAAGCTGGTCCATTGATTTCGAAATCATTGCAGGCGACATGGAAACTCCTGATATCTGGGATCGGCTCGACGCCTATCTGAAACGGATCTGGTACCGGGCTGATGGTCGCGGGTTTGAAGTCATGGCGGTCTGTCATGACTCCGGTGGCCACCACTCACAGAAAGTCTATGACTTTGCCAAAGCTCGCATAGGCCGCCGGGTTTGGGCCATCAGGGGCGAGTCAGCGGTAGGCGGCAAGCGCTCACCGGTCTGGCCGACCAAGATACCCAGCAAGCGCAACAAGTCCTCGTTTCGCCCGGTGATTATCGGCGTCAACGCGGCCAAGGATTCCATTCGGTCGCGGCTACATCTCACCCAGTCAGGTCCGGGTTACATGCACTTCCCGACCGATCGCGATATCAACTACTTCGCGCAGATGACGTCGGAGCGTTCTGTACGGAAAACCTCTGGCGGCCAGCACTATCGGGTGTGGGAGCTGCCGCCAGGTCGTGCCAACGAGGCGCTCGACTGTCGGGTGTATGCCTACGCGGCACTGTGCGGGCTGATGCATATGTGGCTCAAGTTGAACAAACGCGCTGAAGAGGTCGGTGCTTCGATTGGGCCCGTTCTCTTGCGGGCACCTGTACCCGTTTTGCAAAGCCCCGATGTTGTACCGGCCACTGTTGAAGTAACGCAGGGCGTGAGCCAGGCCAAACCCATCAAACGTAAGTCAGCCATCGCAAAAATGGCGTAGGAGAATCCTGTGTTTACACCACGCCTCAACAACTTCAGCGGCGTGGCCCCGGCCACGTTGCAACAATGGCTGGCTGAATCGCAGCAGGCACTTCATGACCTGAGTACCGGCGCCAAGGGCGAGTCGTACAGCTACACCCAAGGCGACGGCGCCAAATCGGTGACTTACACCCGTGCTGACATCGGCGCGCTGCAGGCTCACATCAACGCGCTGTTGTATGCCCTGGGCATGCGTCGGCGCCGTGCTATCCGGCCGGTGTTCTGATGACGACTGAATCCTTGATTGTCGACTCTCGCGGGCGGCCCCTGATGCCCATGCCGCCGAAGGCCAAAGGCAACGCCACGACGCTCACCGAGGGCATGGCGGGCCAATCGGTTTTCCCCTACGAGGCCTCGAACTGGTCGACGCAGGAAATGGGCAACTGGCTGCCGTGGATTCGCTCGCCCGATGCTGAGATCAACCAGTTTCGTGATCGGATGGTGGCGCGTAGCCGCGACCTGGTACGTAACGACGGCTGGGCGGCGGGTGGTATCACCCGGATCCTCGACAACACCGTGGGCGCTTCACTGCGCTTGTCGGCTAACCCGGATTATCGGGCACTGGCCGCCATGACTGGCAACCGCAAGTTCGATTCGGTCTGGGCCGAGGAGTATCGCCGGGCCGCCGAAGCACTGTGGCGGGGTTATGCCGACGACATTGGGCGCTACAGCGATGTTTCCCGGCAATTGACCATTTCCCAGCAACTGCGCCTGGCGCTGCGCCACAAGCTGGTCGATGGCGATTCACTGGTGGTTGCCTACTGGATGCCGGAGCGCGTCGGTTATGGCCGTGCGACCTACTCGACGGCGTTCATGCTGGTGGACCCCGATAGGCTTTCCAACCCGTACCAGATGGTTGACAGCAAGTACATGCGCGGCGGCGTTGAGATCGATGATCACGGCGTGCCGGTGGCGTACCACATCCGCAAGGCGCATCAAAACGACTGGTACAACTCCGTGGAAAGCATGGAGTGGGAGCGGGTAGAGCGCGAGGACGACGACGGCTGGCATCGAGTCATTCACGATTTCGAACGTGACCGTGCCGGGCAGAACCGGGGCGTGGGTGTTTTCACGCCAGTGCTGGCGCGCTTCAAGATGTTGGCGCGCTACTACGGCGTTGAGCTGCAGGCCGCGACCATTGCTGCGACGTTTGGCACCTATGTCACCAGCCCTTACGACCCGGCCCAAGTGGCGGAAGCACTGGACGGTGGTGATGAGCTTTCTGCCTATCAGGGCATGCGAGCCGACTGGGCCGATGAGCGTCCGGCAATGTTGTCCGGGGCGCGGATTCCAACCCTGGCCCCAGGCGAGTCGATCACATCGGTTGGCGCCGCGCATCCACACAATGGCTTTGGCGAGTTCGCGCACGAGATGTTGCGCACCTTTGCCGCCGCTGCAGGGATTTCGGCTGAGCAGATCACCCAGGATTGGTCGAAAACCAACTACTCCAGCGCCCGGGCAGCCCTGCTAGAAAGCTGGAAGACCCTGACCCGGCGCAACACTGAATTCAAAATCGGTACCGCGACCCCGGTGTTCTCCTGCTGGCTGCATGAGGCGATGGACCGTAATGACTTGCCGCTGCCCAACGGCGCACCTGACTTCATGGAAGCCCGTACAGCGTACTCGCGGTGCGACTGGCTGGGCGTTGCCCGTGGTTGGGTTGACCCTGTGAAAGAGAAGCAGGGCGCGATTCTGGGCATGGACGGCGGTCTGTCCACGCTTAAGCGCGAGTGCGCCGAGCAGGGCCTCGATTACGAGGAGGTGATTCACCAGCGTGCCGCCGAGGTGGCCCAGTTCAAAGAGCTGGGCTTGCCACCCCCGGCTTGGTTCGGCGACACCGCCGCCAATGCCTCAACCCCTGAAGAAGAGCCCGAAGCGCAATGACCAATTATCCGCATCTGGCGCAGAAACTGTTCAACGTGCCGCTGGCGATCACCCCGCAAAAAGCTGAGATCGTCATGGCCGCCCTGGCTGACCGGTTCGGCCTGGCGCGGCTGTTTCATGCCGACGGCAAGGTGGTCGCGCTGGACAACTGGGATGGCGATATCGGCGAGCCTGCCGAGGCCAGAGCCTATGAGGTGGTCGCCGGTATTGCCGTCATCCCGGTGACCGGCACCCTTGTACAGAAACTGGGCACTCTGCGGCCTTACAGCGGGATGACAGGTTACGACGGGCTGCGCGCCTGTTTGAGCATGGCCCTGGCCGATGATGACGTTCGTGGCATCGCGCTCGATATCGACAGCCCGGGTGGAGAAGTGGCGGGGTGCTTCGACCTGGCCGACGACATCTACCGCGCTCGCGGGAGCAAACCGATCTGGGCCATCCTCACCGAATCGGCTTACTCGGCGGCGTATGCTTTGGCCAGCGCCTGTGACCGCATCGTGGTCCCGCGTACGGGCGGTACCGGCAGTGTGGGCGTGATCTGCATGCACGTAGACATGTCCAAGGCGCTGGGCGCGGCCGGGGTCAATGTCACGCTGATCCACTATGGCGATCGCAAGGCCGATGGAGCTGACTCGAAGCCACTGTCGGACGAGGCGTTGTCACGATATCAGTCTGACGTCGACGCCATGGGCGAGCTGTTCGTAAAGACTGTTTCGCGTAATCGCAGCCTTTCTGTAAAGACCGTGCGTGCCACCCAGGCCACCACTTTTCTGGGCGCCGCTGGCGTCGAGATTGGCTTTGCCGATGCCGTCATGGCGCCGGACGAAGCGTTCCGTTCCCTGCTCGCCGAGCTGGGTTGAAGTTTCAACTCCCTTAAAAACCGAGGTTCACATGTCCAAGCTTTCCCGCGTGGCGAGCGCGCTTTCGTTCGCCCATTTGGCCGGTATCGGATCGATGCGCGGCAAGAATGCACGCGCTGATGACGATGACGACGAGCGCAAAGATGCTCGAGCAGATGACGATGAGCCGGACGACGGCAACGAGCAGGATCGCGATAACGGCGACAGCAAGAAATCGCGCAAGGCCAAAAAGGCCAAGGCCGGTGAAGACGCTGACGATGATGACGACGAACCTGCTGCAAAAGGTCGCGCTGCCGACGGCGATGATGACGACGACGATGAAGGTGATGGCAAGTCGTCTCGCCGCGCCAAGGGTAAGTCGGCATCCGATGACGATGATGCGGACGCCGAAGACGACGATGACGAAGATGAAATGCACGGCAAGAGCGCTGCCGCCAACGCCCGTCGCCGTGAGCGTGCGCGCTGCGCTGCCATCTTCGGTTCCCGCTATGCCGCGCGTAACCCGGTGCTGGCAGCCAACCTGGCGTTCGGTACCAGCATGACCCGTCAGCAGGTTCTGGCCGCCCTGCGTGATGCGCCGGCCGACAGCACTACCAACCGGTCCCGTTCGGCAAAAAATCCTGAACTGGGTTCGGGCGGTGAACAGTCACCGTCGCGCCAGGCTCACATCGAAGGCCGCTGGGACCGCGCCATGTCCAAGGTTCGCGGTCGCTGATCGGTTCCGTCCGTATTCATTTTCAGGAGATAGACCATGTCTTATGTTCCACAGACGCCGCTGGTTGAACAGCGGCACGCGGGCGGCTTCATCGTTTCCCTGGCCAACGGTCATCAATCCATTGACCAGGTGTTGTTGGCGCAAGGCTCCGGCCGCCTGCAACCCGGCACCGTGATCGGCTACGCCGCTGCGACCTACACCACAACCGGCGCGGCGACCGTAGGCAACACCGGCAACGGCACCTTGTCTGGCCTCGCGGCGGTCGCCCCGGCCTTGGCAGGCACGTACACCATCAGCCTGATTTCGGCCACCGAGTTCACGGTCACCAATCCCAACGGTGAAACCGTTTAGGCGCAGGGCGGCACTGTTGACGTCAGCGAGGGTACGGTGGTGGTCGGCGCCGGTACCGTGGGCACGGTGTTCAACGCGCAGGGCATCGGCTTTCTCGTAGCGGCCGGTGCCACTGCGTTTATCGCAGGCGACAGCTTCACCATTGCCGTCACCGATACCGGTGGCGGCTGGGCACCCATCACCAGCGCTTCCAGCGGTGTAACGGCCTACGGTCTGCTGTACAGCGTGACCGACACCACCAATGGCCCGGTCAACGCGGCAGCCGTGGTTCGTCAGGCCGAAGTCAACGCTTCGGAACTGGTCTGGGACGCTTCCTTGAGCGCAGCCCAACAGAATACGACCGCTGCCGCCTTGAAGGCTCAAGGCATCCTTTCGCGCTGATCCAAGCGCTTCAACTGTTCGATCAAAGCTCGCATTTGCGGGCTTTTTCTATTTTTAGGAGCCGCCCATGGCCTCGTTGGACGTATTTCACCAGGACATCTTTTCCGAGATCGCCCTGACCACCGCCGTCGAAAAGTACCCGTTCAATCCGACGGGCCTCGGCGACCTGGAGCTGTTCGAGCCGGACCCCATTCGTACCACCGCGCTGGCGGTCGAGCAGCGTCAGGGCAAACTGGTCCTGATCCCGTTCAGTGAGCGTGGCGAAGAAGGCACCCAGCGCACCACCGAAAAGCGTCAGGCGCGCTACTTCGACGTACCGCGTCTGATGCATTCGAACACGATCACCGCGCAGGAAATCCAGAACATTCGCGCCTTCGGCAGCGAAACCGAACTGATGCAGATCGAAACCGAGGTGGCTCGCCGAATTAATGGCCCCACCGGTTTGACCAGCAATATCGAGTTCACCTGGGAGTTCCAGCGTCTGGCGGCGATCCAGGGCTTGTGCCTGGACGCTGACGGCGAAGTGAAATTCGACTGGTTCCAGGAATTTGGCATCGACAAGCCCTCGGACATCATCTTTGACCTGAGCCTCAATGCCGATGGCTCGGCCACCAAACCGAACTCCATCCGTCCGATCTGCAACAACATCGTGCGCACCATGGCCCGTAAATCTCAGGGCGCGTTTCTGCCTACCACGGAAGTCTATGCGCTGGTTGGCGATGACTTCTGGGACCAGTTGACCAATCACCCTGATGTGACCCGGACCTACTACAACTGGGCGGCGGCGCAAGAGCTGCGTCAGGGTAATGCGTTCCAGGCGATGCGTTTTGGCGGCGTGAACTGGTTCAACTACCGGGGTTCCGACGACGCAACCACGATCCGGGTTAAACCGAACGAAGCGAAGTTCTTCCCCAAAGGCGCACCGGGTATCTTCAAGGTGGCCTACGCACCGGGTGAGACGTTCGAGTGGGTCAACACCCCAGGCAAGCCGATCTACATCCTGCCGATCTTCGATACGCAGCGCAAAATGTGGTGGAAGGTCGAGGCGTACAGCTACCCGCTGCACATCTGCACCCGCCCTGAAGTCCTGCTGTCCGCCAGGCTGAAATAAGCCATGGCGATCGACTGGGACAAGGTGCTGCTGGGTCCGCTTGAGGGCGTATTTGGTGAAGGCGATCAGGCGGGTGGCTCGGTGATGTTCTATCCGCAGATCGGCACACCGTATGCCGTTGATGGTGTGTTCGATGCTGCCTATCGGGACGTAAACCTGGTCGATTCCATGGTTGATGCGAACACCACTCAGCCTGTGCTGGGTATTCGCCTCGCCATTTTCCGCGCCGAGCCTCTGCAGGACGATCAGGTCTATATCCCCAGCACGGGAAACATGTACCTGGTCAAAGAGGTTCGGCCCGACAGCCATGGCTGGGCCAAACTGATGCTGGCGGTGATGGAATGACCACGACCTCTGAACTGCGGCAATTGGCTGTTATCGGGCTGGCAGGCAAGACGCTGGCGGGTGACAACGTGTTCTCGGCCAGAACCTGGGCGACGTGGAAGGGCACCTACCCGGTGTTGTACCTGCATTCCCCCCTTGAGGACATGGATTCCCTTGGACGCAATGGTGGACCTCAATTCACCGTGACGGCCACGTTGGCGATCAGTGCCCGGGTAGAGGTAAAGGCCAAGCCGCGCAATGCAGGAGCGGGTGAAGCGCTGCTGGAGCTGGAGACGATTCAGAACCAGATCAAGATGGCGTTGATCAACTACCCGCCACTCATGAGCCGGTTGCAGCAGTACCCGTTCATTCGCTCTGAGATTCATGAAAACAGCGAAGGTGAAACGGAGCTGGCCGAACTGGTCATGCAAATCGGCATGGAGTTCTACCAGGGGCCAGAGGACTTTTACCCGCTGGAAGGGCCTGATGATTCACCGCCGTTCGATCCAGTGGCTGCGTCCATTGTTCAACCCATCGTGCCGTTGGCCGAACTAAACACCACCGACGACCTCACCAACGTTGCCGACCCATCGGGTACTTATCCAGACGCTGCGTTCCCCGGCGCGGTGACACCCGCTCCGCGTACTGCGGGCCCGGATGGCCGCGCAGAAGGTGGCCTGACGATTGATTTTCCTCCTGTGGAGTAACCATGCGCATTTATCCCTCTCCGGGCCTGGTGGTCCGCGATCCGGTCAAGCGTGACGCTTTGCCTGACGCGGGCCGCGACGTGCCTGATGGCGACATTTACTGGCTTCGACGCCTGGCGTGTGGCGATGCCACGACGCAGGCGCCAAACGCGGCTGCGGCAGTGCCGGTGGCGCCCAAGGCCATCAACCCCACCGTGACAGTCGGGAGTGACCCTCAATGACCGTTCCATTCAGCAACATTCCGTCGAACCTTCGGGTACCGCTGTTCTATGCCGAGGTCGACAACTCGCAGGCTAACAGCGGGACGCAGACTCAGCGGACGCTTATCATCGGCCAGATGACGTCTTCCGGTGCTGGTGTGGCGAACATCCCGGTGCTTGGCCAGGGTGTCAGCGATGCCAAGCTCAAAGGTGGTTTGGGCTCCATGCTGGCGCTGATGACGGCTGCTTATGTGGCATCGGATGACTTCGGCGAGGTCTGGTTTTTGCCGCTGGCTGACGCTGCCGGGGCGGTTGCGGCCACGGGCTCGGTGCTGGTGGCAGGCAGTCCGACCGCGACCGGCGTTATCTCTCTGTACATTGCGGGTCAACTGATCAGCCTGACGGTCACCACCGGCGAGGTGGCCGCCGATATCGCGACCGCGCTGGCGGCGCTGATCAACAGCACTCCCGACTTGCCGGTGACGGCCGCTGCGGCCACCGCTACCGTGACCCTCACGGCCAAAAACAAAGGGCTGGCGGGTAACGAGATCGACCTGCGTCTGAATTACCTGGGCGCGCCAAGTGGTGAAGCAATTCCTGCCGGACTCACCCTGACGCTGACACCTGTTACTGGCGGCACGACTAACCCCGTGCTGGACACCGCGCTGGGTAACCTGGGCGACGAGGCATTCGATTTCATCGTCAGCCCGTACACGGACACCGCTTCCCTGAATGCGCTGCAAAGCTTGCTCAATGACAAGACTGGTCGTTGGAGCTACGCCAATCAGATCTACGGCCATGTCTTTGCTGCTCAGCGCGGTACGTTGGCCTCGGTGGCCACCGTTGGCAATGCACGCAACAACCAGCATGAAAGCATCATGGGGTTTTACGATTCGCCGTCGCCTGCGTGGATCTGGGCCGCCGACGTTGCCGGTACCGCTGCTGTCGCGTTGCGCGCAGACCCGGGGCGTCCGCTGCAGACGCTGACCTTGAGCACCGTGCTGGCACCTCCGTCGTCTTCGCGGTTCATTCTGGGCGAGCGCAACACCTTGCTCTGGGACGGTATTTCCACCTTCACAGTGGGCGGTGACGGCACCGTGGCGATCGAGAACCTGATCACCACCTACCAGCAGAACGCTTTTGGCGCAGCCGATGACAGTTACCTGCAGGTCGAAACGTTGTTCCTGTTGGCGTTCGTTCTCCGTGCGCAGCGTGCCCTGGTTACTTCCAAGTATGCACGGGTCAAATTGGCTGCCAACGGCACGCGCTTTGCGCCAGGTTCTTCGATTGTTACACCCAACATGATCAAGGCTGATCTGATCGCCCAGTACGGTGAACTTGAGTTCAACGGCTACGTCCAGGACGCGGCCGGATTCTCGAAGGCCTTGATTGTCGAGAAGAACGCGACCAATCCGAACCGGGTTGACGTGCTGTGGCCTGGCACCCTGATCAACCAGTTGCGTATTTTTGCGTTGCTTGCCCAGTTCCGCCTGTAGTCTAGGCAGAGCCAAACGACCGCCCTTGAGCGGTTTTTTTTCGCCTGGAGAAAGACATGGCTGATACCCCCAACCGCCTTGCGGGCACCTGTTACCTGAGTATCGACGGCGTGAGTTACATGCTGGCTGGCGACTTTTCTTACAAGATTTCCGGGGTCTCCCGCGAAACATTGAAGGGCCAAGACGGTGTCCATGGCTACAGCGAAACCCCGCAACCGGGCTACATCGCAGCAACCATCCGTGACGCTGCCAACCTCAGCGTGGCGGACATCAACGCGATGAACAACGCCACAGTAGTGGCTGAGCTGGCCAACGGCAAAACCATCATCGGTCGCAACATGTGGACCACTGAGCAACAAGAATCCAAAGCCTCCGACGCCACTATCGAAGTGAAGTGGGAAGGCCCTTCCGTTACGGAGAATTGATCCATGTTCGAAGAAGAAATCACCATCCCGCTGAGCAAACCTGTCGTCATCGGTAAAGGCGACGCGGCCATTAGCTACGTCGAACTGAAACTGCGTGAACCCACGGCGGGGGAGCTGGAGAAGGCGTCCCGCGCTGACACTTCTGTGGGTTCTGCCATCTCGCTGATCAGCCTGATTACCAAAATTCCGCGTTCTGCGGTCGAGCAAATCAGCAAGCGTGATCTGGTTGCCGCGAACAATTTCCTTGAGGGTTTTACCGCAGCTGGTCAGACGGAGGCGGCTGGCCAGAGCTGATTGCCGAGCTGACAAAACACTATGGCTGGGGCCCCCACGATGCGTGGGGGCTCAGCTTGAAGATGCTGGTTTGGTGGAATGACCAAGCCATACGAATGAAGGGGTAACGACTGTGGCGAATGCCTTCACGATCACGATCAGCGCGGTGGATAAAGCCACGGCCACCGTGCGTAAGGTCAATGATTCCGTCAGCCGTCTGACCCGACCATTCGAAAATGTCGGCAAATCCTTCAAAAGCCTCGGGCGTGAGCTGGGTTTCGAAAAGATCGGTAAGAACCTGGCAAACATTGGGCGTGAAGCCGGTGGCGCAGCGCGCGGCATTGGTTCCATCGTTGCGCCCATGGCGGCGATCACGGGGCTGGGTTCAGTGGCGGGAATTGCGGCGCTGGCCAACAACTGGGCGCATCTGGGCCGCTCCATCGACAACAGTGCACACAACATCGGTATTTCCACCGGGGAGCTGCAAAGCTTCCAGGGTGCGGCAAAGATGCTGGGCGTCGACACCGCCGAAACCACATCCAGCCTCGACGGCCTGGCCACCACCATGCAGGACGCGCAATGGGGCCGGAATCAAGGCGCCTTGCTGATGTTCAACAAGCTGGGTATTGGCCTGAAAAAAACATCCACCGGTGCCTGGGATGTTGTGGGCCAATACAAGGCGGTGGCCAACGCCATTGCCAAAGAGGCTGACCCGCAAAAGCAGAAACTCATCGCCAAGGCGTTCGGCCTGGAGGGCATGTTGCCGTTCCTGCGCGAAGGTGCCGACGGCATCGAGCGCTACGAGGCAATGGTCAAGCGTCTGGGGTTTGTGATGGGAGACGATGCCGTGAAACGCGGCAAAGAGTTTTCCCAAAGCCTGGCTGGACTGGGTATTGCGGTCGACGGTACCAAGAACGCCATTGGCGACAAACTGATTCCTGTGATGCAACCGCTGATCGATCAGTTCACCAACTGGCTGGCCGTCAACCGCGATCTGATCGCCACTGACATCGGCAACTGGGCCCAGGGTTTCGCGACCTGGGTCAACAGCATCGACTGGAAAAGTGTGGGCGATGGCATCGTCAACTTTGCCCACGGGATCGGCAAGGTGGTGGACTGGCTGGGTGGCTGGCAGAACGCAGCCCTGCTGGTGGTGGGCGTGATGAATGCCGGCCTGATCGTCAGCGTGCTGGCGCTGGGTGGGCAACTTGTCAAAGCGGGCGCGGGCATCCTGTCCTTCGTAGGCATTTTGTGGAAGTGGCAGGCGGCTGCCACGGCAACGGCGGCTGCACAGGAAGCGCTGTCTGTCGGTGCTGTCGCCAAGGGGTTGATCGGCAAAGCGGGGCTGATCGGTGGCGCCGCTGCTGCAGGTTACGGTGTCGGCACGCTGATCAATGACCACCTTATCGCCGGTACTTCAGCGCAGGAATGGATCGGCGACAAAGTCGCGCGTGGCCTGGCTATGTTTGGCAGCCAGGACGCCAAGGAGGCTGTCGCGGCCACAGACCGGGCTAACGGCGTTATTCCGGGCGGGCGTGACAAAGCCGATTCCGTGACCAAGTTCTTCATGGGTCAGGGCTGGACCAAGGAGCAGGCCGCAGGCATTTCGGCGAATCTGGGCACCGAGAGCAGTTACGACCCCTCCGCTTATGGTGATGGCGGGCGCGCCTATGGCCTTGGCCAGTGGCATGCGGATCGTCAACGCGAGTTCGCCAAGTGGTCCGGCAAGAACATTCACGGCTCCAGCGAGGACGAGCAGCTTCGGTTTGTTCAGTACGAGCTGACCCAAGGCAACGAAAAAGCGGCAGGCGACCAGCTACGCGCGGCGCGGACCGCGAAGGACGCTGGTGAAATCGTCTCTCGCAAGTATGAGCGGCCTGGTAATGCAGATTGGGACGCCAGGCGGCGCGGAAGCCTTGCGGCGGATCTGGCCAATCCAACTGCACTGCCATCCTCGACCGTGGCCAGTGCCCAAGCGGCTCCAGAACCTGCGCGAGCTGTTGCGGCACCTCAGGGGCCTGTCACCAGCAATACCGAACAAGGGGGCGGTACCGTGAAGGTGGAAATCGAACACAAGAACGCGCCCGAAGGCACCAAGGTCAACGTCAAATCCGAGGGCAATGTCCAGGCATCCAGTCGTATTGCCTACTCCGGTGTGGGGTCCATCGCATGAGTTTGCTCACAGATATCGTTCAGATTGCGCTGGACTCCAACAGGACCTGGACGGAGTCGCTCAACAAGGCTTCGTTTCGCGGCGTCCCTTTTGCGGTTTATGGCGGCGATGCTCGTTTCGGTCGTCGCCTGGCGCTGCACGAATACCCGGGGCGCGATAAACCTTACATCGAGGACATGGGCCGTTCGACTCGCCGTATCCGCATGAGTGGCTTTCTGGTCAGTGACAGCCTGGTGTATGGCGGCGGCAACGTGATGGCCCAGCGTGACGCGCTGGTCGCGGCAGCGGAGAAGGCTGGCCCCGGGTCGCTGATGCACCCAACCCTCGGCGCGCTGAATGTCAGCGTACCAACGGAAGGGCTGAGCGTGGTTGAGCGCTGGGACATGGGCCGTTACTTCGAAATCAGTTTTATCTTCATTGAGTCGGGTGACCGGGTATTTCCCAGTATCACCAGCTCCACCGGTAGCCTGCTCGACAAGTTGGCGGCCGCGCTGGGCTTGTCATCTGTTCTCGACTTCGCGCGCAAGGTGATCGGCGGGGTGACCGCCGTTATCAACGCGGTTGAGGGCGTGATCAAGTTCGGCAAGGCCATCGTCGGTATGGTGGTTGGGGTAATTGCTGATTTCAAGGTGCTGGTCGGCCGCATCACCCGCGACGTGCGCAGTATCACCAGCCTGGCCGGATTGCTGACCGGCGACTTTGGCCGTTATGCCAATGGCAACGTCAGCAGTGCGTTGATCACCAGCAAGAAGACCAAGAACAGCAGCGCGACCATGGCAGACCTGATCGCTAGGAACACGGCCAATCGTGCGGCGGTCGATGTCGCGATGGACAACCTGACCGATGCGGCGGCTGCGCTGGACGCAAAAAGTGGGCAATCATTCACTGATGCTGTTCAGAGTTTGATGAATGCTCTGGTGGCCAGTGTTGCCGATCCGGGGCGAGCCATTGCCTTGTTGGGGCCGCTTGCGACCTTCTCACCGACTGCGTCCACCGGTAACGCCACGATTGGCGCTGCCAAAGGTGTTGCCCAGGACGCGACCAGCGCCTTGCTGCGTCGTGCCGCACTGGCAGCGATCGGCAATGCGGTCGCAACCTACGTACCCACGTCCTACGACGAGGCGATCAGCACCCTGAATATCGTTACCGGTCTGATCGACGCGGAAATACTGGTGGCTGGTGATGCCGGAGACGATGAAAGCTACAACGCGCTGGTGGCTATGCGGCAGGCCGTGGTCGCGGCGTTGACCACCAGTGGTGCGACGTTACCCAGGCTTGAGACATTTACCTTTCGCACGCCTTTGCCGGCGCTGGTGCTGGCCAACCGGCTGTATCAGGACGCCGGCAGGACCGATGAACTGGTGCAACAGGCAAATCCGATTCACCCGGCGTTCATGCCGACCACCATTCAGGCCCTGGCCACGTAAGGACATCCAATGGACGACGAGCTTTACCTGGTCAGCAATGACCAGGTGGTTACCGGCTGGACGGATATCCGGGTGACACGCGGTATCGAGCGTCTGCCCAGTGATTTCAACGTCGGTATGACTGAGCTGTACCCGAACGAGCTGGATCGGTTGGTGATCGCACCGGGTGATTCGTGTCAGATCCGCCTGGGTGATGACCCGGTGGTGACCGGTTACGTTGACCACTTTGTGCCGAGCATGAGTGCTGGTGAGCATTCGATTCGCATCAGTGGTCGGTCCAAGTGCGCTGACCTGATCGATTGTGCCGCTGAATGGCCGGGTGGCCAGATCAGCAGTGCCACCGTGCTGGGCATCGCGCAAAAGCTGGCCTCAGTGTACGGGCCGTCCATCAACGGCGCGCCGCAAGGTATTCCCGTGACCACGGATGTCACGGACCTGATCATCTTGCCGCAGACCAACCTGATGCTGGGGGAGTCGGCGTTTGAGATCATCGATCGCATGGCGCGCTTCTCGGCAGTGCTGGCCTACGACCTGGCTGATGGCAGCCTGTTCCTGTCGAGGGCCGGCACACGTCGGGCTGCCAGTGGTTTTGCCGAGGGCGAAAACGTGCAGCAGGCGTACATCGATTACTCCGCCAATCTGATTTACTCCGATTACAACGCCTATATCCAATCGGTGGATGCCTACACCGACGTGGGCCAGGGCGGTAATCAACTGGTCACGACCAAAGACCTGAACTGCAAACGGCACCGAACCATGGTGATCATTTCCGAGGGCGGTGGTATGGGCAACGAAATTGCAGTCAAGCGATCACTCTGGGAGTCTGCTCGCCGCTTCGGCCGCTCCCGGGTCGTGCGCGTGACCACCGACAGTTGGCGCGATGCGTCCGGCGCGTTGTGGGAACCCAACACTCTGGTGCCGGTTTCGCTCCCACGGCTGAAACTGGTCGCCGATGGCTTGCTGATCAGTGAAGTGACCTTTCTGAAAAACGCCTATTCAGGCACCACCGCTGAACTGACGCTGATGGCACCCGAAGCGTTTCTGCCGCAACCGATCAACCTCACGCCGCTGTATGGCGAGTTTTCACAGGCAGTGCCCCAATGAACCAGCCCGTGGATTCGGAAGGCATCCTTCAGCGTTTATGGCGGCGGGTGCAACTGGCCTCGGGGTGGGGGCGTGTGACCTTCAGCGACGATCGCAAGACCGCGCAACTGCTGCAGGTCAAACTCAACGATTCGGAAACCCGGGACAGTACCCCGCGTATCGCCGAGTTTGGGTTCACTTCCCGACCGCCGACCGGCTCCGATGTATTGGTTGTGTTCCTGGGCGGTGATCGCTCCAAAGGCGTTGTTGTCGCTACCGGGCATCAGGCCAGTCGGCCCACAGGTCTGGTCGAGGGCGAAAGCCAACTTTATGACCTGTGGGGTAAGTCGATATATCTGACGGAGAAGGGTGGCATTGTTGTTGAGGCCAATGGCACGCCGGTGACGGTCAATAACGCTACAACGGTGACCATCAACGCCTCGGAGAAAGTGGTTATAAATACCCCCACGCTGGAGGTCAGCGGCGACATCAAGGCGGGCGGCGACATCACCGACAAGGTTCGCAGCATGGCGGACGACAGAGTCATCTATAACGGCCATACCCATGGCAGCAGTCCTCCACCGGGGCAACAGCAATGAGTGATATCGCAACAACCTGGCTTGTTGAAACGGGGGTAGGGGATTGGTCCATCAGTGGTGGTGCGCTGGCCAGTGGTGATGACCTCGGTTCTGCTGTGCTGATCAGCCTGTTTACCGATCGACTGTCCAATGACGACGACGTCCCGCCCGATGGCAGCAACGACCGGCGTGGCTGGTGGGGTGATGAGGGCGAGGATGTGCCCGTAGGCTCTCGGCTTTGGTTGCTGGACCGCTCGCGCCTCAACGCGGATGTAGCCAATACGGCCCAGATCTACATGGAAGAGGCATTGAAATGGATCGTTGACGACCAGGTCGCCGCCAAGGTGACGGTCAATACGGTCATTGCCGGTGGTAGCCGGCTGGATGCCATCGTGACGGTTACGCAACACGATGGAACGGCGACCCAACTGAAATATAACTGGGTGTGGTCCTAGGACCCTCAGTATGCCCCCCAACAACCCGCTTCGGCGGGTTTCTCGTTTCTGGAGCAATTGAATGCCATTCACCAGACCGACACTTTCGGATTTGCGATCACAGGTCGCGGCCGATATCACCTCTGGGTTGCCGACTGCCGATGGTCTATTGCGCTTTTCCAACCTGCAAATCCTCGGCAAGGCCGTCGCCGGGCTGGGGCATCTCAATTACGGCTATCTGGACTGGATTGCAAAGCAGGGCGTCCCCTTCACCTCATCGGGCGAGTTTCTGGAGGCCTGGGCCGCGCTGAAAAAGGTATATCGCAAAACGGCTTCCTACGCGGTCGGAGCGGTTACTTTCGTGGGAACACCCGGGACTGTGCTCGACGCGGGTACCGAGGTGGCGCGCGGTGATTCTGCAACTTTCACGGTCCAGGCCACGGCCACAGTTGGAAGCAGCGGTACGGTGGTGGTCACGGTGCAGGCCGATCTCGCGGGTGAGGCTGGCAATACCCCCATTGGCAGTTTGATGACTTTGGGCACATCGCTGGCGGGGATCCAGTCGAGCGGCGCGGTAACGGCGGTAATCACAGGCGGCGCAGATCAGGAGCTTGACGAGGCGCTGTTTGACCGCATGATCGATGCTTATCAGGCTACCGCGAACGGCGGGTCGAAGTCGGATTACGTCACATGGGCTGAAGACATCCCAGGAGTAACAAGGGCCTGGTCCAAACCAAACGGTTTCGGGACCGGGACAATCGTGTTGTATGTGATGCTCGATGACGCGAACGCGGCCTATGGTGGTTTTCCTCAGGGCAAGAACGGCATTTCCCAGAAGGATAACCGGGTGACTTCAGGCAGCATCGCGGCCGGTGATCAATTGAACATCGCAGACATCGTCTACGACGAGCAGCCCGCCACGGCCATGGTCTATGTCTGCTCACCGTTGGCAAACCCGGTCAACTTCACGGTCACCGGCATGACCAACGCCTCGACGGATGTCCGCGCGGCGGTTGCGCTGGCGATCACCGAAGTGTTTCTGGAACAGGGCGACCCGACTACAGACAACCCAATAGTGGCGCTCAGTGACATCGAGTCGGCCATCGCGGCGATCTCCGGCACGAAGGGCTTCGTCATTACCTATCCGGCCGGAAACATCGTGAACACCATTGGCTACCTGCCGACCCTGGGCACCATCACATACCCCTGAGCCTGCTCATGCCAAAACCTTCTTTTTCCAGTGCCGACTTCACGTCTGCGCTGCTTTCGCTGCTGCCTCGCGGCCGGGTTTGGCCGAAAGAGCTGAGCAGCGTTCAGGCGCAGTCGATTTCCTGTTTTGCTCCGACCTTCCAACGCATCAGTGACAGCGCCGTGAACCTGCTGGCCGACACGTTCCCGGCAACAGCCGTCGACTTCCTCGGGGAGTGGGAGTCCACGCTTGGCCTGCCTGACGCCTGCGCGGGTATTGCCCCTACCGAGGATGAACGGCGCAGGCAGGTGATTGCGCGGTTCACCAACAGCGGTGGCCAATCCATCGGGCATTTTGCGGCATACGCCTTGGGCCTGGGTTACACCATCACCGTCACCCAATACGCGCCGTTCCGGATGGGGCAGAGCGTCATGGGGCAGGCCCTTGGCAACGACGACTGGTTTTTTACCTGGACCGTCAATGCACCGCTCAGCAGTGGCGCGTATGGCAACAAGGTTCTTGAGTGCGAATTGAGAGAGGCCATGCCTGGGCACACCATCCTGAACTTCCATTATTCGTGAGGCCATAGATGTATCAAATTGACAATTCAACGGTGGCGTCGAGTATTCCGGCGAGCACGGCTGCCGGTTTGGCGGGCTTTTTTACCGATGGCGACCCTGTGCTCAACACGCCACCTACAGTGTTGCCCGCTGAATTCATGAACATGTTGATGATGGAACTGCTGAATGTGCTGGTCGCTGCGGGCGTCACGCCATCGAAGACCAGTTTCACACAGCTTGCCATCGCGATCAGTCAACTGATCCGCTCAGGCGCGGCCATATACGGTATCGATGCCGGGATCGCCAACGTCTACGTGGTGCCTTATACCCCTGCGGTAACCGGTGCGGTCGACGGCATGGTTATACGGTTCCAGGCAAAGACGACTAATACCGGCCCCAGCACCTTCGCTCCTGATGCCTTAGCCGCCAATCCCCTTATAGGCCTTGGATCTATGCCGTTGCAAGGTGGCGAGATCGTTGCAGGTGGAACCTGCACAGTAGTTTGGCTTGCAGCTTTGAGTAAGTGGGTACTCCTGAGCTGTACCGGCGGATCGATCCAGGCAGCGCCAGGTAATGCATCTGCGCACGTCATGACCATTGCCCAGATGCAGGCAGCGTATGGCGTCTATGCGGCGGATACCGGCTCAGCGAATAGTTATGCTGCGGCGTTCACTCCCGCAATCAGCGTCCTTACAGACGGCGCAAAGCTCACCTTCCAAGCGCTGACTGCGAACACCGGAGCTTCAACACTCAATGTCAACGGTCTGGGTGCCAAGCCCCTGATCGGAGGTGCCCAGCAGCCTCTGCAAGGCGGCGAGATCATCGTGGGCGGCAAAGCCGAGGTGGTCTACCACAGCAGTCTTGATTCCTGGATTTTGTGGACTGGTGGCGGCAGCCCGCAAGTCCCGACGGCCACCAAGTCACTGCATGCCGTAAACATGGCTCAGCTCTCCAATTCCTATATCACTTACTTCATGGGGCAAATCTAAATGGCCAGCGGAACACTCGGTACGCCTGTAAGTCTTGCAGCGACTACTTACACGACTCTGTACACCGTTCCCACCGGGAAAGTCGCAACGGTAAACTTTAACCTGGTCAACACCAACGCCTCGGCGGTTCTTGTCCGTGTTGCAATTAGCGCCAGTGCAACCCCAGGGCCGACTGAGTGGGTTGAGTACGACGCTTATCTTCAGCCCGCCGGCGATCAGAGCAACGGCAGCGTTCTTGAGCGATCAGGCTTTGTCTGTGAAGCCGGGAAAAACATCGTTTGCTATTCAAGCATCGCCGGGGTCGTTGCCCGTGCACACGGGATGGAGGGTTAACCATGGGACGTTCGATTTTTTCGTCCAACAATTCCGGTCTTGCCAGCACAAGTACCAAACTAAAGGCTGCTGCAGCTTTCAACAGCAATGATGTAGTTCAAATCATTCCCGGGGGGCAGGTAACGCCAGTCCGTGTCAGCGACTATGCCACTGTAGCGAACGCGGGTAGTCCGATTTTTGGGTACACGTCGGCCATAAGTAACGCCGTTTCGCAGGCCTATAACGGATCGCTGGCGGCCCAAGGGCCGGACGGTTCAATCTATTTCTTGAAGGCTGGGGCGATTGACAAATACGCAGCTTCCGGAAGCCTGATCCAAAGTATCGCTGGAGGTGCGGGGTCGACACTTTGTAACGTGTTCTTCCTCGCGAACGGAAACCTGTGCACCACGGGCCTTGCTGTAAATGGGGCCTTCTATGCGATCTACAATCCGACGGGGATGATTCAGGTGGTTGCCCCAACCGCTCTTGTGGGCGCGAGCTCAAACAGCGGTAATTTGTCCACGATCCCGTTAGTAGGGGGTGGTTTTGCGGCTCTCTACAACAGCACGTCGACTACCGCCGCGACCCTGGCGATATACAACAACGCTGGTGTGCTGCTGAATTCGGCGACGATGACTACAAGCACAGGATCTCCCACGCCGCAGCTCAGCCTTGCCCAGCTTTCAGATGGCACCATTGCAGTGGCGTATCTCAATACGACTTATTTTGTAGCTGTTTACAATACGTCTGCTGTTCTTCAGGTCGCACCGTTCTCAACGGGCCTTTCTCAAGCGACCGGGCTGTACAACGTTTCGTGCCCCTATCTGTCTGTGCTACCGGGTTGTTTTGCCTTGGCTGTTCAGTCGGCTAGCTCAACCACCTCATGCATGGTCTTCAGCAACGCCGGTGCGCAACAAGGTCCTACGTATTCGGGAGCATCCGCTGCTCTATCCTATCCCGCCTATACCTGCTCTCTTGTAAACGACGGAACCAACTTCTGGCTGGTGTACCTGATAGCCACCACCGTCAACTACGTAAAGATCACTCAGGCGGGTGTAGCCATTGTCTACTCGCTGCTGGGTAGCGCTGTTGGGTCGTTCGGCGGAGGGAGCGCCCAGTGGAGTTACTACGACCCGACAACAGCCAGTATCGTGACGTGGTTTGGCGCTACTGCTTATTGCGTGTTCAGCACGGCGCTTATCATTCAGATTGTCCCAATTAACACAATTCAGACAGGGCTCAGCACCAACGCCTATTACTCCGCATCCGCTGGATTTACCAGCCAAACGGGCCTCCTGATGCTCAGTGATGGCGCGTTCTTTTGCTATGGCCAGAGCGGCGGCGGCAATACCTATTACTCACTTTGGAAATCGGTTAATACAGCCATTGTTGGCGTTGCGACAAGCTCGGCGGTTCCTGGCTCGCTAGTTTCATTCTTTCCGCAAGCTGGTGTGTATTACGTAAACGCGGTGAAGGGCTCTGGATCGAAAACGTTCGATCATTCAGCTGCAAATATTTACGGAAACAAGGGCGCACTTTTGACTAGCGGCATCGTGCTGAAGGGGATGTGATGAGCACTTATCAACTGAAAGAAATCGCGACAGGCGACTTACAGGATGCGCAAATGCTTCCTGAGTGGGCCACTGGGATCTGGAATTGCGGCAACTACCTGGTCGCAGACCCAGACGGAAAGTTGTATGAGGTCGTAGTCAACATCGTATATCCGGTGGTCAGCCCAATGACCTTTCAAATGCTGTTCACGCCCTTGGAAGAAATTGCGATCAAGAAGGTGGTGGACGGCGACCCTGCTGCAGAACCTCCCGTTGCTGCGAATCAGGAAGTCGCGATCTGGTGGGGGCGCTTGACGAACCCTGGTCTGACTGAGGTGGACCTTGGTTTGAAGTCTGTTCAAGGGGCATTGGAAGGGCTCGTTGCTTTGGGCGCCCTGGCTTCGGACCGGGTTGCCCAGATCCTCACGGGGAAGCTGCAATGAGCAAATTCCTTGTGACCTTGAAGACGGAACAGCTCGGCAAGTGGAACCACAAGCTGCTCGGTGACCTGGTGCTCGACGACGATCGACACGGCCGCCTGCTGGCCGAAATCGGTTTTGTCACCAACTTTGCCAGCCTGCAGGCCGTACACAACATCGTCCTGTTCCCGCTGTATGCCCTGGTGGCGGGTTACGGCAACTATGCGTCGACCATTCACGACAAGCTGTACACCACAGGCCAACTGAGCCGCAGACAGGCTGACGATGTGTTGTACCGGGCGCTGCGCGCAGAGGGCGTGGCGAAGTGGCGGGCCTGGCTCTTCTGGGCCGGAGTTCGAATAGGCGGAGCTAGGCACTACACCAAAACCCCGAATCGATCGGGGTTTTCTGTTTCTGGGGATTGAGTTTCCAAACTACTACCAGCCCGCCGCGTGCGGGCTTTTTTTTGTCCGGAGAAAAGCAATGCCAAGAATCACCGCTCAGGCGGCCGGTGGACAGAACGTGCTGGCCTTCCTCGACATGCTGGCCTGGTCCGAAGGCACGTCGATCAGCAAGTACACGCAGGACGACGGCTATGACGTGATAGTCGGCGGCATCAACAGCCCGAACACCTTCACGAACTATGCGACTCACCCCAACGTACTGGTGACCGTAAACAGCGTCGGGCTCAAGTCAACGGCGGCGGGGCGGTACCAGCTGCTTTACCGTTTCTGGCTGGCCTACAGCAGTCAGTTGGACCTGCTGGACTTCGGCCCGGTGAGTCAGGACCGGATTGCAATCCAGCAAATCACCGAACGACTGGCGCTGCCGGACATCCAGGCTGGCCGCATCGCCGTGGCTATCGGCAAGTGTTCGAACATCTGGGCAAGCCTGCCAGGCAATGCTTACGGCCAGCGGGTTCACACCGTTGACGACCTGGTGGCGCACTACATCGCTGCTGGTGGGGTGATGGCATGACCACATACGCCAAAGCAGGCGCGATCCTGCTGCTGATCGCCCTGGCTTGTCTCGCACTATTCGGCGCATATCACCACGGCGAAACGCTGGCAGACGCTCAGTGGCGGGCCAAGTGGAACCAGCGTGACGCCGACGATGCCGCAGCCCGCGCCAAAGCCGAGGCTGACGCCCGTACCCAGGAACAGCAACGTGAACAATCCGCAGAGAAGGTGCAACGTGATGCAACTCAAAAACTGGAACAAGCGCGCACTGATGCTGATGGTGCCAACGCTGCTGCTGATCGGCTGCGCGAGCAGGTCAGAAAGCTACTCGGCGACGGTGAAGCCGGCCGCAATCCCAGCGCTGCCCCCAGCCGCACGCCAGCAACCAACCCCGGCAATCTGCTCGCCATCGTGCTCGATCAGTCTGTCGCACGAAATCGAGAGCTGGCAGCAATCGCTGATGCTGCCCGATTGAATGGCCTGGCGTGCGAAGCAGCCTATGAGTCGCTAAGGTTGAAACCAAAATGAGGAGATATGGATGTTTGTGACAAGTTTTCTTGCAACGAATCAACAGCGGCAACACGTTGGATGGCTTCAGAAAGCCATTTCTGAAGGTGTGCCGGCCTACTGCCAATCTCGCCCAATTCGTGCTGTGAAAGCTTTAACCGAACCCGTTCGTTTTTCAGGCGAGCACCTATTGTGTCCATGCGCATTCATCACCGTTAATTCGCTATATGCCGTCTTAGTGAACTTCGGCTAATTCGCTCCGGGAGGTGGTTGGCCGTAGTGATTGCCTTGCATGTGGTCATGCTCTATCCAAATAAATGGGCTATTGGTGAGGAATACTCCCATTTGAATAGAGGCTGACCTTAACTCGACAAATAGTTCAATATCGTTCAATTTGTTCGCTAATATAAAGCGTGGATCCATGGAGTGGGTGTGATGATTAGAGCAGAAATGATTAAACGAGGTGCGCGGTTACGGATAGAAGCCATTCTCGACGAGATTAACGAAGACGATCGTCCATATCAGAAAGGTTTTGCCGATGGGTATATCGCTGCGCTGGTCGACTTCACCGATCTAAAACACATCGATGGGATGGCTCCAACAAGAGGCGAAACAAGCCTATCTCAATCAATAGTTCAAGAGTCTCGTACATTAGGGGAGCTTCCGCAGGTAAGAAGGATATGAAAATGTCCCAGAAACTCGATGTGTTTAAACATTGCACCACTCGCGGAAAAAATGAAGCGGTAGTTCAAGATCTTATTGGCTGGAGCGGGCGATGGTCTCTGCTCGGTGGTCTCGTCGTTTGCTGCAGTTGCTTTGCGTCCCAAACGCCAGAAGACTCGCAGACCCCCTTCGTACATCTTCCTTGCTGCATCGCGATCAGTTCCGGCCTTTATCCTTGGCGTGAGCTTTCCGACATCCTTTCCGAAGTCTCGCCCACACAAATGCGTGCAGGTGATGAAGGCTGATCAATCCTAGTGACTGGCCTGACCCGTGAGGCGACGTTTGAGACGTTGACCACGCCGGCCTGGGCAAATAGACGCTTCATTCACATCAAAAGGAGCGGCCAACAGGATGCGTCAACATCCCTGCTGGCCACAGAACCGCAGACTATTCCTGCAAGTCCCGCCAAGGCTCCCCGCTCTGTGCACAAAGCGCGGCGAGCCTAGCACCTGTTTATCCATACAGTAAAGGCTTGCAAAAATGACAAACCCAATCGTTCCATGGATGGGCGGCAAACGTCGCCTCTCAAAACGCCTCCTGGCTTTATTTCCTCCACACGAATGCTACGTCGAGGCTTTTGCGGGTGGCGCGGCTCTCTACTTCAAGCGGCCCGAGCCCGCCAAGGTCGAGGTGCTGAACGACATTAACGGCGACCTGGTGAGCCTCTACCGGGTGGTGCAAAACCATTTGGAAGAGTTCGTGCGCCAGTTCAAGTGGGCGCTCAGCTCGCGGCAGATATTTGAATGGCAAAAAATGACCCGGCCCGAAACACTCACCGATATTCAGCGCGCCGCACGGTTCTTTTACCTGCAGCAGCATGCCTTTGGGGGCATGGTCTCTGGGCAGACCTTCGGTACCGCGACTACCGGTAGGCCGATCAATCTCCTGCGCATCGAGGAAAACCTTTCAGCTGCATGGCAGCGGCTGGCGGGCACCTACGTGGAAAACCTGCCCTGGCTCAAGTGCGCTGAGAAGTATGACCGCCCGCACAGCTTTCACTACATGGACCCTCCATACTGGGGAACCAAGGGTTACGGCGTGGACTTTGGGTTTGAGGAGTACGAGCGCATGGCCGACTTCATGCGCAGGTGCCAGGGCAGGGTGATGGTCAGCATCAACGACCATCCAGATATCAGGCGGGTGTTCGAGGGCTTCCGGTTTGAAGCTCTGGACATCCGCTATAGCAATACCAACCAGCGTCAAGGTAAGGCTGAGGTATCTGGAGAGCTTGCGATCATGAATTGGGCATGAATCTTTAGAGGCATGACCCTTTAGCCCTGGGTCGTGATCAGCGGCCAGCGATCATGAACCCAGGCGAACTCCTGCGGCGGGGTGGTGGTCACCACATAAACCCGCCGCTCATCGTCTTTGCCTATTACCAGGCATTCCAATGCACACCCATTGTCAACATTGAACCAGTGCGATACGCGCTCGGCGTCCTTCTCCATGTACCGCTGCACGATGCCCAGCGCTCGTTGCGGTTGGTACCTGTCCCATCCGCCACGCTCCAGGGTTTCGAGCTTGGCCCAGCCACCTTGTGGACCGCTGCCTTTTTCCTCACGGCGACGGCCCCATCTGATCCACCCCAAATCCGTCCCGTCCTCGAGCATCACCGGAAACGCGGCTTTGGGATTCGGAAAATAAACTTTCACTGGTTCGTAGGCCCTTGCCTTGTCCGCTGCTTCGACGCCGCCGCACATAAAATATCTCCTCTAAATGCTCACCTTGGTAGACCGGGGCTTGCCGCGAAGGTTGGGGCATCCTGACGAAACGCTCTTGATCAATCGGGTCATCCTCATAGAATTCTGGTTATTCGTACAGTATTTGAGGTTGGCATGTATTTCCTAATCACGCCACGGCGTAGGCTTGGGATTGCCATCAGCAATCAAGACCTGAAGATGATTCTGCCCGTACGTGGGGATATTCATTTCACAGAGCTGGAGGACAAGCAGTTCGGCAGGACTACGATTTCGGCCTGGGTTTTCAATCCCTCGTCTGGGCCAGACATCTTGCCCAGGCTTTTGGATGCGCGTGTCACGGGCATGGCTCAGCAGGGTATGAACATTTCAGGCATTGAGCAGATCGGTGACGTCTTTTACGCTCAGTCGTGGTGGTGCAGGTTGGAGTGATTTTTGTACATCGGCAGGACGCCGGGGCAGGGGCTTTCTGTACGAAAGCCTGTAGGGACTTTTGCGGGACAACGTGAAGCTGCGCTAAACCACGTAGAACATCGATTGCAGTGGGCGTCTACGTAATAGGCTGTTATTTAAAGGGTTTCGGGACATCCGCTAGCATGGGGTGCTAGGGGTCGAGTGTTCGAATCACTCCGTCCCGACCATATTTTTCAATGACTTAGCCCAATCTGAAAAAGGTTGGGCTTTTTCATGTCTGAAAAAATACGCCCACATTTACTTCCACGGATATCTTGGATCTCGGTAGCTACACCATCTGAGAGGCGTTCGAGTCTCGTGTCTCCGGGTAGTAGCCCGTACCAATGCAAGAACCTGTAGATGCGAAGACGTTCGTCAATGAGTTGCTGATCTGGACATTCCGCGACGCAAGCTTCGGGCGATGGCTATAGGTAGCGCGGGGGCTCTCTGTTGCAGGCGAGGTGATCCGGACATTCGCTCAGGCTCTGGTAGAGTCATCGGATATCACATGCTTCCATCGACGGAGGTTCGTGTCGATGGGGGCTTTGAACTTCCTGGTGATGGAAGCATAGGGTCGATCAAGCGCAGCTGATTGTTGAAGCTAAGGTACTATCCGCTGCAGGTAGACCGATGTAAGCGGTTACTAACCTTCAGTGCATTGGGTCAATGGTGGCAATGATTGATGCTCGCGCTGCAAGCTCCATGAGCCAATCATTGTTGATAGACCCCTGAGCGGAGGAAGGTCGACTTGATAGTTCATTCTATACAACAACTGCGGAGTAGCCCGTGGTTCCAGCAACCCTGAAAGATGAAATTCCCCGGTGACATGACGAAGGACCCTGAGGGCCGCAACAATATGAGGCTTAGAGTACGTAATTCGCAGGTTTAGCCGTTCAAGCTCAGATAGCCTTCGCTCAGTCTCGCTTTGACCAAATTTCTCCAGCCCACCCCAAGATTCAATCAGGGATGCGCAGCGATATCGAATGGTTGTCTCTGGAGTTCCTGCGCGCGCTAGGTCCTTGACCTGGGTTGTGAAAAGCTCGGTCCAGCCCAATGGATCGTTCACGAGCATCGCACCAGATGATGGGTTGGTGAGACGAGATACGGAGCTCACTTTTCTGTTTGTAGCCATCTGCATGCGGTAGTGAAGCGGCAACTCTTGCGCCGAGATCGCCCAGTCGTACCCCCAGCGATCAAGCAGAGAGCCAGCAAAAGAAGCTACGACATAGTCTTTAGTGTTTGCTAATGGTAGAACTCGTTCGACCCCATCGACGGCAATGGCTTCTTCGTCGCGGAAAAGCAGCTGAAGAGCTTCTGCTGGTTCATCCGAATCACCATTGAGAAGGCTATGCACCAGGCGGGTACTCAGTAGTCCTTTGGATGTGAGTAGTCTTACTGCTCGGTATCCGAGCGCCGAACTGTGCATTGCGGCTTCGACCACCACTCGCGGCGCCAAGCGGTGAGCTGCACCGTTGCCCTCCGTGAGGGCCATGCCTGAAAGTTGCTTCAGCGCCAATAGAATGCGTTCGCCACTGCCGCTAGGGTCTTGGCTGTCTGAGCTTTCAAGCAGATCTCCCCACAGTGAGTACTGCGGATTCTTCTTCGCTGGCAGCGCATATCCAAGTGTGTTGGAGTGTAGCCGTACCAGCAGCTCGAGAGCGCGCTTGGGGCTGCCAATTTTGGCGAATACCTTCGCTATGCCTGCAATCAGATCGATGTGTTCCTGCGGGGTGTTGCCATGCACCCTGCCGAGTAGTTCCTCTAGCCGGCCAAAGGCCGCTGTTGCATTCCCGTCGCTGCGATACGCCTCTTCAATGACGGCTATGCGGGAAGGAATGTTTAGCTTGTTGTCAGCCATGCGATCAGTGAGCGACGCATCAAATAAGCCAACTAATGCAGTGAATTCTTGTTCGCCACTCAT